TCGGATTCCGACGCCGTGGGCTCCCCCGACTCCCGCGTCGGCCGCCTGTGGCGCAGCGTGGGGCGACCTGCGGCGCGGAGGGCACAGAGAAAGCCCGCTGCGGGGTCGCAGCGGGCTCAGAGGGCGCTTGGGGAGAGCTAGTCGGCGTCGGCGTCGTGGATGGGGCAGGGGAAGGTCGTGATGCGATCACAGCAGCAGTCAAGCTTGGCGCACGCCTCGCAGGTGACGGTGTCAGCGTCAGACGAGAGCGCGAGCGGCTCGCCGAGCGCAGCCACAGCGCCGCACAGGGCGACGTCCGTGTAGTAGGCGTCGAGATGGATGGTGATCGGCATCAGTTGCTCCTTGGGTTGACCGCCCATGAGCCACATGGGGAGGTCATGTAGAAGGCGTCGGCGGCCCACACCGGGCTGCCGTCCTCGAGGACGAACGTGTCGTGCTCGAAGGGGTTGAAGCAGACGCGCTGTGCGTCGGCAGGGAGAGCGAGCGGCTCATCGGAGAGCGACTCGACAGTGCCGCGAACGTAGGCCACAACCTCACGCTCGTGGCGGCGGCGGATGCGCTGCACGCCGGCGGGGGCCACACGGAACACGACGTTGGTCATCACCACCGTCTGCCCACGAGCCACCACCTTGCCGTGCTGCCGAACGCTGACGCAGTTGCGAAGCAAGTTGCGATAGGCGTCGGCGGCGCCGCTGATGGGGGTACTACAGGAGTCCACGGTGGAAAGATAGCGCCGCAGCCATTGCGAATGCAATGAGTGAGCCCACCCCAAGGGGTAGTCTTTGGCGCTCCAGGAGGCGCCCCTTAGCTGAGCTTGGTGCGCACGATGGCCGAGCACTCGCGGCAGTGACCTGCGAAGCGATCAGCATCGAAGTTACGCGGCTTGCGTTTGCCACAGCGGAAGCAGCGCACGAGGCGCTCGCCGCCATCATGGACGTGACACAGACCCGACGCGCGGCTCGTGCGGTTCTTGCACCGCTTGCCGCGTGCATCGAGACCGGCGCGACAACGTTGCGTCATGCTGCGTCTGTGGCCTTCGGGTACGCGGCGGGGTTGGCGCGGCCGCCGCGCCGCTGCAGGCCGTAGCCGACCTTGGCGCCGCGATCGAGCGGGAACAGGTAGCGGTGCTGGCCGGTGTGCCACATGGTCTCGGCGCCCGCTTGGGCGAGCGCGGCGTCGACGTCGCCCTCGAAGATGGCACCGTGCGCCTCCAGCTGGCGAATGGCGATCGCAGCGTTACGCTCGCCTGAGCGCGCCTTCTGCAAGCTGCGCTCGTTGGCGACCGTGGCGTCGGGGAGAAGCTGGATCTCGCGCGCCCTGGTGCGGCCGGCGTAGATCGCGTTGGCCGCCTGATAGATCGTGCCGATGTGGCCTGGGTACAGCACCGAGCCATCCTGGCGGCGCCTGGGGCACGGGTCGCTATGAGAAACCACACCGCGCACGCCAGCTTCGCGCAGCCCCTCGAACGCGCGGGCCAGGAACCATGTCTCGCCATTGGCCGGCACGTCGTCGGTCAGGATGAAGCGAGACAGTTCGAGGGACTGGCGCATCGGCTCAAGGGTCGGGAAGGCGTTGGGCAGCGTCCAGCGGCTCACGGGGATGCCGAAGGCGGCCACACCGACCAGGTCCAGGCCGCGATAGAGGCCGAAGCGCAGGCGGTCGGCTGGATAGCTGTGGCTGTAGTGCCAGGCCTGGACGAACGCCTTGGCCAGCCCCTTGGCGATCGGGCGCACGGTGTACTCGTGCGGCTGGATGGTCGGCCCGCTCATGTGCCGCCAGACGTGATAACCAGCCGGTCGCCAGCGCTGGCACCACTCGGAGGTGGGCAGCACGTCGGGGCTGAGATCGAAGCCTGGCAGGGTATCCATAGCGGGGTCTACGCGGCGGATGATGGCACGCGGGCCAGTGCATTCGCAATGGTTTCGCTGCGAGCTCGCAGCAAAAGGCCCGCCTTGCGGCGGGCCTTTCAGATGCGCGGGGGGCGCGGGAAGTGCGGCTTATGCCTCGGTCCCCCATCGCGCACGAGGCTCCTGGGCGAAGCGCTCCTGACGAGCGCGGAGGTCGGCGCGGCGGGCCTCGTGAATGGCGCGCACGCGCTCGTGCACGGTCGTGGCGACGAAGTCGAAGGAGTCGCCAGCTTGCTGCTCTTCGCGGCCCTCGCGCCACACGATGTGCTTGTGGTCGTAGCGGATCGTGGCGCCCTCGCCATGCAGGTTGACCACCGCGCCGGCGTCCTCAGCGTGCTTGCAGGCCGCGACGTACTCGCCAGATGGCGAGTACAACCTTCCAGAGTGGGCTATTGGCCATCAAGTGGCCTCCAGGAAGCGCGCGATGCGCTCAAGGATGGCGAACATTTCGCTCGCAGCACTGGTCACGTCCTGCATGTCCGCCGTGGGGTTCAGCACGCCTTCCTCGAACAGGTCGGCGTAGGCGGCAGTGGCGTTGTTGATGCGCTCAAGCAGTGCATTGGCCATCAGACGTGCACCGGGTGCTTGCACTCGCGGCCGTCGTAGAAGTCGGCGCCGTGGCACATGCGCGGCAGGTACTCGGTCGCGTCCTGGAGGTACTTGCGCCACACCTCGGGATAGCTCGCTGGCCGTGGCGCGTCGACCAGGGGCGGCTGCGGCGTGTCGCCGGTCTCGATGATCGACAGGTACAGCGCCACGTGCACCTTCAACGCCCGGAGCTCGGCCGCCAGCTTCTCGGCCTCGCGCTTGTGCTGGAGCGCGAGTGTGGCGATCGGCGCGCTCAGGTAGCCAACACCGTCGCATAGCTGGCACGTGTGCTCGGCCATGCCGAGCCCGTCGCTCCAGGACACCGCCGCGCTGTAGCTGCCCTTGCTGTGGCAGTTGGGGCATGGCAAGTCCAGCCCCTCGCGCAGCCAGCGCTCGACAATGTCGCCGTCTTGCCAGCTAACCGTCGCGTCGGCGTAGTCGATCGTGGCTTCCAGCTGGCGATCGAAGTCGTCGCGCATGTCCTGCTCGGCGACCAGCCGCAAGGCGCCGCTCAAGCTGGCGGCCTTGACCAACGAGAACACGCCAGTGGCCTCGCCCTGTACGTATTCGTCAAACCTGAACTCTGTCACAAAGTCCTCCTAAAGATGGGTCTACGCCCCGAAGGATAATCCCGCGCCGTTGCGTTTGCAATAAAGAAGCCCCGCCAGGTGTAGCTGGCGGGGCTTCTGCGCGCGGCCTTCGGCGCGCGGTCTAGCGGGCTCGGTACAGGTCCTCGTCGTCTACGGCGTCGAGGAAGTCGCCCTCTGTGTAACTGTCGGGCACCGTCGCGGTGCGCTCTGGCAGCGCGTAGGCCCAATCCAGCACCAGCTTGTCCATGTCGCCGCCGAGCGTCTCGTTCAGCCAGTCGGTGACGTTGTCGATCTTGGCTTCGGGCTGCAGCGCGATGCTCAGCCGCACGATGTTGATCTCCATTGGGTTCAGTCCTTTCGCTTGGGGTTCGGGGTGTGCCAGCGCAGCGTGCCGTTGTAGTTCACGGCCACTTCGCGCCGGCAGTGTGGGCACAGCGCGTAGGCGGGCAGCACGCCGCGCGCCCTGGCGCTGTACGGATTCCTGACCGCCTTGTAGCCCGTGCCTGTGCATTCGGGAACGCCGCCGCGTGCGCTCATGCCACACCTTCGATGGCGTCGAAGAACTCGCGCTCGCTGTACTCCGGGTAGACGTTCAACGCGACGGACAGCTTGACGGCGAGGATATTGAGCAGGCCCTCCTTCGTGATCGACGGGTTTTGCTCGATGGCTTCCCAGGCTTCGCGCAGAGCGCGCGCTACGCCGGCTTGAATGACGATCGGGCATGAGCGCTCGGTGCGCGAATGCTCTTCGCTGCACTCCGGGCAGAACACCGTCTCGCGGCTCATGCGCGCACCAGGCGCACGCCCATCTGCTCCAGACGCGGGACTAGCTCGCGCCAGAAGCAGCGGCGGTCATAGATGCTGTTGGCGAAGTTGGAATCGTGCAGCCGAAACGCCTCGTCGTGCAGGAACGGATCGAGCGGCTGGTTGCACTGCCAGCACGTCTGGCCCGCCTGAGCTAGCTGGTAGCTGTACCTGATCGTCGTGGCGCACGTCCTGCACGGCCGATCGACCTGGATACCCAGGCCGCTCACCGGCGACTGGTGCCCGCACGAATAGGACACCAGCGCGCGGCCGCTCATGGGGCGACCGCCATGCGTTCGAGTTCGGCCTCGACTGCGTAGACACTCGTCTCGGTCCAGTCGAGCGTGCGCAGATCGAGGATCAGGATGGTCCCGCGACCGACGTTGCCAATCTCGTGGGTCAGGTCGGCCTCCCACTCGTCCAGGCCCTCGATCTCCACGTCGTCCTCGTCGGAGTCATCGACCAGGTGACCGAGCACGCGAATGCGGCTGAGCGCGAAGAAGTAGCCGTTGTCCCATTCGTCAGCGCCGAACACCGCCAGGCGTGCGCCAGGACGCGCCTGGAGGATCATGTCGCGGATCGTCTCCAGCACCATGCTCGGCGGCGGCGCGTGGGCCGCGTCAATGTCCTCGACTTCTGCGGTGAGCATCGCGGCTAGCTCCTGCGCGAACGGCTGGACTTCCTCGATGGTCCACGACGGGACGCTGTTTTCTTCCAGCTTGAGTGTGTCCTCGATGGCGCGCACCAGTTCCAGCGCGCGCCGTGCATCAAACGTCATCGGTTGACCTCCGCGAAGGCCAGCGCCAGCGCGGCGGATTGCGCCGCGCTGAAACCAGCCGTTTTGAAGAATGTCGCGTCGAGTGTGGGGACCGCGTCCAGGTGCGCGTGCGCATCCTGCTGCGCGGCCTCAAAGTCGCTGCGCGCGTCGCCTGAATAGCCACACTCGCATTGCCCAATGAACCCCTGGCGACGGCCACTCACGCTCCGCCAGCGCTCCACGATGGTCAGCTTGTGACCAGGTTTCTCAGCGCTCATCGGAGGTGGTCGTAGAACCACTGCGCGTGCGCTTCCTCGGCACCCTCGTCGGGCACTTCGCCCTCTTCGTAGCCCACATCGCGCACGACGATGTGGCAGTCGGGCTGGTCGATCGCAGGATCGTTGTCACCGCCCTGGTAGACGAACACCACCGGCACGCCTTCGCTGTCGCTCACGGCCGGGATCAGGTAGATGAACGTCTCCAGGCCAATGCCCGGGCGGTTGCTGGCCACGCGGTAGCCCACGCGGCCATCCTTGACGAACGGCTCGTAGTACACGCCGCTGTCCTCGGCGTAGGTCGTCTGCTGGCGCAGCCACTCGGTCGGCGGGTGCGTCCGATCGGGGTCCAGATCGTCCAGCGGGTTCACGCCGCACACTCCCCGCACTTGCCCAGGCCAGAGCAGCCAGGGAGATCGTCGTCGTGGCTGGCGAAGTAGTGGCCACAGTCGCAGCGGTCGGCTGCCGGCACCGCTGGCGCGGCAACACGCTGGCGCCGCGGCCGAAGCTCGCTCATGCGCGGGCGCCGCACCTTACCCAGGTTCAGCATCCCGTCCTGGACGCCCAGGCCGTGCCAGGCCCACGCCATCGACGTGAGGCAATCATTCCAGTGCTTGACGCAGGCGAAGCGCTCTTCGGACGGCTGGTAGCCCTCGTGGGCCGCCTCGATCTGCACCACATACGACGCCGGCAACTCGCAGTCGCCATCCTCGCACCACGGCGCCCAATGCTCGTGGCAGTGCGCGCCATCCAGGCCGGCGTACTTCTCGGCCACGTTGAAGCAGCCAGGATCGTCGCAGCGCAGCACGTCCATCGGCGCCCTGGCGCGCCAGGCCATCGGCAGGAACTCGGCCACAATCGTGCTCGTCGCCGACTCGTGCGCGCGCAGCCATGTGTACAGCGGGACGTCGTGCGTCTCGCAGGCGAAGTGCCAGAAGTCCCGTTCGACAAACTTCACGCAGGCCGCTCGGCCGCAGTTGTCGCCCGTCTCTAGCGTGTAATCGCAGAACACTCGGGTGTTCTCCCTTCTCTAAGGTGGTCTACGCCCCGAAGGATACACCCGCGCTGTTGCATTCGCAACGAAACGAGGCTGCCCCGACAGGCGAGAGGGCAGCCTCGTTAGGGAAAGGGCGCCCGCTGGCGAGGCGGGCAGGCCAGGACTAGCTGGCGATCGGCTCTGGCTCGGCGAGCCACTGGCCGCCGCACTCGGCGCGATGCTTGGCGGCCGCGTCCTCGCCCTTGGCGCTCTTGCCGCAGCTGCACGTGAAGCTCGCCAGCGGCGCAGCGGCCTTGGTCTCGGCGACAGGGGCTTTCGATTTCTCAGTCATGGATGGGACTGTTGCATGTTCACTGCCACTCGTCATCTCGGCTGCGCGCGGGAACTGCTTGTTGAACTGCGTCATGGTCAGCCAGGTGCCGTCGGTGCACTTGCGCCGATGCGACCACTCGGAGCCATTGCCGAACAGGACGCGCCCGCACGAGCAGTAGTGCGCCCGGCTCGCGTGCACCGCTGCAGCCCGCGATCGGGCCAGGCTCACCACGCCACCCCTGCTCATGGCTGTTCGCCGAACGTCAGGCTGTTCAACCAGGCGTGATGACGGTCCAGGTCGCCCTCCTGGCTCGGACGCATCAGGCCCATCTGTACCAGGCCCATCGGGGCACCAGGCAGCCGCAGTTGCTCCTGGCGGTCGTTGGCAACCACCGTGCGCGCCATCTCCCAAGTGGGTACGTAGTCCAGGGCGACCAGCGTGTCGGCCGTCTGGCAGTCGTGGCAGCACGGCGTGTTGTCCGCGCGCGCCAACGGGCCAAAACGGTCAGGCAAGGGCTGCCAGGCTTCGCGACGGATATTCGCGCGCAAGCAATGCGGGCATATTGCGCCTGCGCTCATGGCTCTTCGCCGTCAAAGCGAATCTGTGCCGCGACCACCTGGCCGGTCTCAGGGTCGTGCTCGATGTAGATCGGGAACACGCCGTCGCCACCGAAGTGGCCGATCACCACGCCAATGTCGGCGTGCCACTCGTTGGTCATCTGATAGCTGTCCAGCGTATGCCCATCGGGTACGCCCGCCTTCTGCTCCTGGCGCTGCAGGTCCTCGAGCATCTCGTCGTAGCTGTTGAACGGCTGGTACTTGTTCTCGTTGGAGTTGCGCACCACGTAGCACGGGTCGGTGATGATGATGATCCCGGCGTCGACACCAGTACGCCCGGCGTACTTCCAAGGGGCCATGTGGCCAGTCTCCTTTCAAGGTCTACGACCCACACCTTACCATCTGTCGATTGTTGCGTCCGCAATCCCCGATCGCATATCTACTGCACTGCAACTGCTTGGGGTTGCTGTCCAGTTTCGCCTAGGCGTAACGTGACAGTTGTAGCCCCACCACCATCGGAGACCCCATAGACCGCCTATGCCCCTATCGCCACCTGTCCACTCGCCGCGCCGTTTCTTAAAGCTCGGAGCCCCCCGCACATGCCGACCCTCACACCTGTGGTGACCGCCGACCCGCCGCGGCGCCCACCGCGTGAACCAAGTCTGAGCGTCCCGGAGGCGATCGACGCACTCCTGGCCGCCTTACCTCTGCCCGATCAGTCGATCAACGGCGTCGCGCGCCAGCTGGATATCCCACCCTCGACCGTGCTGCGCTGGTACAAGGGCGCCACGCCCCAGCCACGCTCGCGGCGCGATCTGGCCAAGCTGTGCCGCCGCTACGGCATTCCATTCCGATGACGTGATCGTCGGTCCGCGCTACACACACAGACGCCCCGGCCGGGACTGAAGCGGCCGGGGCGTCTGTATGTGCGGGCCATGTGCCCAAGCGCTCTAAAGAGTTAAGAGTCTGACCGGCCGGTGTAGACCCCTGTAGGGAGACCCGCGAGACACCCCCTCGGTGGAGATACGGCGCCCCGCTTGCGCTCTGTGACAAGGCCGACCGGCCTGACTCGCCATCCAGTGTAAACGTATGGTCAGGCCGAAACCAGGTGGCGCTCCTGTTGCGGCTGCAACACGAAGCCGCCACCGCACGCGCCGCAGCGCATGTGCGGACCAGGCGCCACGTCGCGGTACGCCACGCGCCCGCACAGCAGGCAGATCGCGTCGTACACATCGTGCGCAGATGGACGCCGCACCTCGCGCCAGCACGACGGCTCGCCCTGCTGCCAGCACAGTCCCTCGCGCAGCTCGGCCTGGTGCAGCCCGCCACACAAGCGTCCGCAATTGCGACAGCGCCGATGGCGCGCGACGCAGCCCGGGCTACACGTGGTCTTGGAGAAGTGCTGGCCGGTGTGGCGCTGGCAGCGTTTCGAGTGCGTGTGGATCAGCCACTCGATCCCTTCGGCCAAACAGTCGGGACAATTGTGGTCTCGGATGTGCACCTGGGGCACGGGCGCATTCCTCCGGCCTTGGGCGGCCATGTTTCACGACCAGGAGCAGGCCCACCGCCGGCTCAGCGCCCACCAGGGCCACGTTTCACGGAGTGGCGCCGCGCCGGCGCGCGCTGACCAGCCGCAAACACCTTTCTGCGCGTCCGCTGCACGGAGTAGGAGCAGGCGTCGCTGCAGTATTTGCGTTGGCCGCTCTCAAGCGGCTTCCGGCAGCCCGCGCAGCGTTTCATGGCGTCACAGGCGCGTTACGCCGTGCATCACAGACACGTTGCGTTGTGACGCCGCTCGAGATCACGGCCATCACGCTGTGTCGGACTTGTAGTCCAAACGTGAAACATTCACGTTGGCCAAGCTGACCGCGGCCGGATCGACGTCCACCCCATACCCCCGGCGGCCACATTCGACGGCCGCCATGATGGTCGTGCCGCTGCCCACAAACGGATCAACGACCAGGTCGCCACGATACGAGTACAGCCGAATCAACCGACGCGGCAGCTCAAGAGGAAAGAACGCCGGGAACTCGCCGGCTACCCGACCAGCCGTGCGCACGAACCACACGTTGCGCGTGTCGCGCTTGAAGTCGTCCACGCTCAGGTCGCTTTCGCCATCGTCCGGACGGTCGTAGCTAGATTTCGAGAACACGTAGATCGGCTCGCCCACCGCGCGCAGCACCGGGTTCTTCGCACTCAGCCACGTGCCCCAGGCCGTCGAGGGCGTGGTCACCTCGTCGGGGTCGTCCCCCTTGAGCCATTGAATGCGCTCGCGTGGGAGAAACCCGATCGCCGCGGCGAGCGGGTACAGATGCGCCTCCACCAGCGCCGACCACACGCGCCCATTGGCCCCCGCTGGCGACCATTTGCGCCCGCCGTTGTTGCCGTAGGTCAGCCCCTCGTGGCGATACTCGGCCGTGCGTGAAACATCCTGACGCACCACGTTGGGCAGGTTCAGGCACAGCCGCCCGCCCGGGCACAGCACGCGGTACGCCTCGCGCAGCGCCGGCTCGATGAGCCCCTGCCAGTAGTCCTCCCACGGCAGCCAGTCGACGTAGTTCGCGTACTTGACTCGTGCGTTGTAGGGCGGTGACGTCACCACCAGGTGCGCCTCGCCATCGGCCAGCTCGAGCTGGCGCGCGTCGCCGAGCTCGATGCGCCAGGTGGCCGCGTGCGCGACCTCCGGGGGCTGGCCAGCCCTGCGGTATTCCTCGCTGGCTTCCTCGCGCGCCCTGGACTGCTTCTGCGCGATCACACGGCGCAGCCATTTGATCGAGCCGTGCTCGACGGCCACCTGTTCGGCCAGCGCGATCTGCTCGTCGCGCGGCAGCGAATGCAGCAGCGCGGCGTGCGACACGGACGGCAGTTGTACCGACGTCGGGACATTTCGCGCGACTTCGGCAGCCTGGATGTAGGTGTAGCCGGTGTTGCGGCCCATCGACCATTGCTCTTTCAGGTACGCCTCGAAGCTGCGAAAGCCGCGTTCGCGGTAGAGGTGCTGGTCGCGGATCGCGCTCAGGGCTTCGCCGACTTCGACAAAGGTGTCCAGGCCGCGTGCGATCACCGCTTCGCAGCGCGCCAGCTCCGTCGACACAAGGCGCAGGCGCGCGCTGTCGGTCACGCACACACCTCCACCGCGGCTGCCAATGCAATTGCCAGGCGGCATCCGTCCGGTAGCTGGTCACGCCACAATTCCGGCACGAGTCGCAGCGCCGCCAGGCCAGCGATCTCGCGTTTTCTCACTGTTTCACGCGCGCAGCCGTAGCGCTCGGCCAGGACCTCCAGCGGCACTGGCCGCCAGTAGCAATAGCGCAGCTGCACGATCTCGGCCGCCTGACGCACCACCTGGGCGTCGATGCTCCAACCGGCGCCGATCCAGCCGGCCAGCTGGTTGGTGCTGACCTGTGGGGAGGCGGCGCCGGCCGAGAGACGGTCGAGCGGCATGTTCGCCACTGACCGCTGTTTATACCCGGCCTAACCGCCGCGTTGCATGTGCTATTGCGTTAGCACAGCCCCTGAGTGACAACCGCCCACTCGCGGATGCGCCCCTGGCCGATCATCCAGCGCGCTGCCTCGCGCGCCGCGACCGGATCAAACACGCTCAGGCCGGCCTTGCCTTGCGGCGTGGTCCTCCAGGTCGAGGGCAGGAATTGAAAGAGTCCCGACGCTCCCGAACTGCGGTTTATAGCCCCCGCAACTCCGCGGCTTTCAAAGTGCTGGATGCAATCCAGGCGCCGCTCCACTGCCAGGTTGAGCAGCGGCCGCGGCGGCTCAGGACACGGCCCTTCGCCGGTCATGCACAGGTAGGCGCGCGGCGCGAGCTGCGTCGTGTTGACCGCACCGCGCAGCAGGACCTCGTCAATGCTGTGCTCGGCCGCGGCCACGGCCACGTCATCGTCCTCGGCGTGAAGCTCCAGGGCCGCGCCGGCGATCATGCCGACCACCACCCCGAACACCGCACCGACCACCATGCGTGCCATCAGGCACGGAGCTCCAGTGTCGTCATGCAAGCCACGTTTGGCGGGCTACCGCCCACCGACAACGCGGCTGCCCCGGCTAGCTCACATCACCCACACGACTTGCGGATGCTGCGCGCTCGTCGCTGGGCCACAGCCGTTGAAGGTCAGGCTGAGCGAAGCGGCGATGGGGTAATCCGTGCTCGGGCTCTGCGGCGACGTGCCTGTCGGGCGGGTCCACAACGACACGTAGCGAATCGCATCCCGATCCTCGGGCGTGCTGAACTCGAAGTTGGTGTACGGCGTGGCCGTACCGCCCGCGGGCAGGGTGGCCGTAAAGAAACCTTTGCCGAACGACGGGTTGACCGGCTCCTGGTCGGCGCCCTCGAACACGAATGACAGGTAGGCATCGCCCGCCGTGCCATCGCTGCCACGCTCCACGATGCTCGTGAAGCCCGTCCAGCCGCTCGTGCACAGCGCGCGTCCGGCCAGCTGGTAGTTGTCATCGAAGCTGCCCAGCGTGTCGCCGCCGAACTCGTTGACCGGCACGCACCCGCCAATGGGCGGGACTTCGCCGGTGGTGATCTCCAGGCGGTACGAGGTCTCGAGCGCCGAGCCGCTGGTGTTTTCGACGCACAGCGCCAGGATGTTCTCGGCAGTGTCGGCATACGTGATGTCCGTGTAGCCCGTGATGTGGGTCGGCGTCACCCCGTCGCCTACCCCATACACGTAGATGCCGGCGGTTGTCGCGGCATCGTCAATGGTCAGCGTCGATGTGTTCGTCGCGTCGGTTTCGCCAACCAGGACGTTGGCCTGGATGACGATGCCACCCCCTGCCGGGCCATCAATCGCCCTGAGCGAGCACAACAGCCCAATGCCACCGCTAATCTCCAACTCGACTGGCGCATCGAGATGCGTGTGCATGTGCGTCGGGATACGCCCAGCAACCGGGAACATCTGGACGATCTCGTTGCAGCCGCTGGTAAAGGTGCACGTGAAGTCGATCGGGTAGCGGACTACGGTCGGCGTGTGCAGCAGTTCGAGCGGCACCGCCAGGTTCATGCGGTTGTAGATATCGCCCACGGACGGGTCGATCACCGAGCTGTAGGCGAGCATCGTCCCGTTGACGTAGACGCCGATCGGCGTGGCGTCCTCGACGTGCGCGTCCAGCAGCGCGCTCACAATGTCGCCGGCAGGCAGCGTGAACTTGTGGCGGTAAAAGACGCGCTCGCCTATGGCGGCGTTCGGAAACAAGGCCAGCGCGTGGGTGACGCTCTGCGTCTCGGGCAGGATGAACGGCGGCAGCGGCGCCGGCGGCGCCGAGATGGCAACGCTGGTCGTGGCCGGGAACTGCCAACTCGAGTCGTCGTAGTCGTATGCGGTCCAGTCACCACCTGGTGGCGGCGGCGTGACCGTATTGGGTGGCGCCACGAACGAGACCGAGATGCGCGGGGTGAACGTGTAGTTGGTGGTCGTGTTCTGTGGGTCCAGGCCAGTGGGCATGCCCCACACCGAGATGTAGCGCGCAGAGGCGAGCTCCTCGGGTGTCCAGGCGCTCGAGTTATTGCGTATCTCGTGCTGGCCGTTCGTGAGGTTGACCATCAGTTGGCCGGTCGAGTACCTGATGCCCTGGTGGTCGGCATCTTCCAGCAGGTAGGCGACGTAGAAACCGCCCTGCAGCGCCGGGTCGATCAGCGTGTAATCCACGATGAACTGCGACCAGCCACCAACGGGCACTGGCTGAGTGCCCGCTTTGACCATGCCGGTGGTGAGGAAGCCGGCCGTGATCTCGTCGCCAAACTCGGGGATCGACGGCGGCGGGATGTTGCCGCACATACCAACGAAGCGGCCGCTGAAGTGCCATGTGTAGTCGTACGGCGTGCTGACGTCGGGCGCGCTCGCCGTTCGCGGCGCAATGGACAGCTTGAGCCGCGTCCCAGCCGGCGGCGTTCCTCCAATAAAGTTGCCAGCCGCGTACTCGGGGTCCTCGGCGCTCGGCATGACCGTCACGTGGGTCTCGGGGAAACCGTCCAGCGTGGCGCCGTCCGGGTCGATGAAGCGCCACCAGCAGCGGTAGGGGCCGTTTTCGCTGACCGGGTCGATGCGGTACTTGATGAAGAAGTCGGTCCAGCCGTACGGCAGGTCTATGATCGCCACATCGCGTTCACCCTCCGCTCGGCTGGCGTCGACTTCACTGCCAGTCAGTGGAGCGAGGGGCGCACACTGGCCCGGCACCGAGTCGTACACCCTGACCTGGTTGGCCAGGCTGGCGGCCAGGATCAGCACCATCGCTTTAGGTCGCGCTCCGCCGCAGGCGCAGCCCGCAACTCACCTGCCTGAGCGTCCCGCCGATGGCCGTGAGCTTGACGCGCAGCGTGGTCTCGGCCGCGATCGCGCCGCCGCCCGCCCAGCTCGCAACCGCGGTATCCATGTCCGATTCCTCGGCCAGCAGCGTCGGGAAGGCCGTGCCGCAGATGCTCGTCGCACTCGCCGCGGAGAACGTGGGTGAGGGTGCCGCGAGTATGTCGAAGCGCGCCGAGCCGCCCGCCGAGTCGCCGGTCAGCGCCACCGCGGTGACCGTGCACGCGAACGGCACGTACACGTCGGCGTAGTCGCCGACCAGCGGCGGCGCAGTGCTGGCGCCGAAGTTGACCGAGAACGCGCCGACCATCGGCCGCATGGCCAGGATCGAGCCGGCGGTGCCACTCGGCACGGCGGTCAGCACGTCGCCAATCGCGTGCCCGACCGGCATGTTGTGGTCGGACGCCAGGAAGTCGTGCACCCGCCCGTGGTGATCGTCGGGCCCGATGCCGGCCAGGGCGCTGTGGTCAGCCATGCCGCCGCCAGCCGTGCCGCCAGTCGTGTGAAAGTGGTTGCCTGGCGCGGCCTGGCTGGCGCCCGAGCCGAGCGTGTGGTGGACCGCCGAGCCGGCCGCGTCGGCGTCGATGTGCAGCAGATGGCGGTGGTCGATCTGGCCGCCGCTGGTGACGCCCTGGTGCGTATGGTTGGCCAGCGACCAGCCGGCCGTGCCGACGTGGAAGGACGAGATTTCGCCGTCCGGCTCAATGTCGAATAATTCCTGGCCCAGGTGGTTGATGACCTGGAAGATGGGCGCGGTCTGGCCGACCGTGCCCTGCACGATCAGGCTGATCGTGGTCCCGTTGGGCGAGATGATGGTCGTGTTCGAGCCGCCCGCCATCGTCAGCCCGCCGAGCACCGTGACGCTGTTGGCAAACACCACCGGCTGATCGGTCATCACGCCGGTCAGCAGATCGGCAAACTGGCGGATGTGGGAAGCCCGAATGCGCTTCCCCGGGCCGATTTCAGAGACGTCCAGCGGCATCGGTCAGGGGCTCCAGTAGTAGGACTCGGTGTCGTACAGGCCGCCTTCTTCACCCAGCACCGGGTAGTCGTAGATCGACTGGTGGCCCGTATCAAGCTGCGGAATGGCCTGCGTCAGCGCCAGCGCGACCTGCCACTCGGGCAGGCGCCCCGGCTCCTGGTTGCGCGTGACCCGCACGCGATCGACCAGGACCTTCCACGGGTAGCCGTCAGGGTCGCGGAAGCGCGCCGGCTTGGCTTCCTCGCGCAAGCGCTGCAGCTTGCGCTCGAGCAGGAACGTGTCGCGTTCGATCTGCGCCAGGTTGTCGGCCGTCTCGGCGCGGCCCAGCACACCCGTGATGTTCCAGTGCCACTTGGTCTGGATCGCCACCCGGCCGTGTATTGCAACGGCCCGGATTTCCGGGGGACTGATCGGGTCCATATTGAAAAAACGCAGCCGCAGCGCAACCCATCGACATTGCGTCCCCTCGGGGAACGTCAGCTCGCACGTCGGGCTCGAGCGCGCATCGCCGAGTGCGCCGCGGCCGGCGTCCAGGTCGGTGCGCCAGCGGCCATCCGAATCCAGCTGGTAGGCGACCTCGACCCAGCGCCAGGCGCCCATCAGTCGACGGCTCGAGAGGCGCACCGTGAGCAGCGTTTTCTTCTCGTCGGGCAGGAGAAAATCGAACTCGGGCAGGGTGGCCTCGGGCTGCCACGGCTGCATGTCGTCAATCACGTAGCGGCAGTTCGGATCGGAGATCGGATCGTCGCCGTTTGCCGGCAGGATCACCTGCGCGTGACCGGCCGTACCGGCGCTGATGAACAGGTGCGGCGGTGATTCGGCGTCGGTCAGGTCGTGCTGGCGGAAGTACAGGGCGGATGCCTCGACGCTGCCCATCGTCAGCCAGCTGTGCCATTTGCCGGTGCGCGAGTCGCGGCGCACGACGTAGCTGGTCTGTGTGTCGTCATCGAACAGGCTGGCGATCGTGTAGCGCAGCGTGTCGCACACGCCAACGACGCGCCCGCGCACCTGGCCGAGCGCATCGGCGTCGCGGCTCGGGCTGATGTTGGCCGCGGCACCGCTCGTCTGGCTCGAGGGCTGATACTCCCACAGCCCGTTGCCGTTGGGCACCAGCACGATGCCGCCGCGCCACACCAGCGGCCAGCAGTTGTCAGGGTCGCGCCGATCGAAGTCCAGGTAATGCGCGGCCGTCCCGGCCACGCCCGGTGGGATGCCCCACAGACCGTCAGTTTTCCCGACCCACAACGTGACCAGGCCGCCGCCGGCGAGCAGGCTGGTGATCGGTGCCGACGTGTCGCCGATGAGCGCGGTGCCCTCGGTCCAGGCCGTGCCGACTGTCGTGGCCTGCACTTTGTTCGACCAGCCGCGATACAGCGCGCTCCGATCGGACACCAGCGCCTCGGCCACTTCGCCGCCAGTCGCGGAGCTCCAGGTCGCCAGGTCGAGCGAGTGCTGCAGCGGGGTGTCGAGGCCGAGCGCAACGTAGGCGCGCTCGCCGTAGATCGCCAGGTCGCGGCACGGCGCGGGGAACGTGGCCATCTTGACCCAGCCCGGCGGGGCATCCAGGCGCATGTACAGGTGGCTGCCGGCGGTGCAGATGAGCGTGCCGTTCATCTCCGTGTACGTGCGCCGCGCGTCGACCTCGCTGCCCAGATCCGGCAGCGGCTCCCACACCTTGGGCGGCGCGGGGATGATGCGGTTGCGATCGGCCTCGACGTCGTGGCCCTCGAAATAGCCGACCGTGTCAGTGTCCGACTCGGCGCGTTTCTGGCCGTAGCCGCCATGCCACGACGACTGCGCCACGGGCGAGTCATACGGCTGGTAGTTGCCGAAGCGCCGATCGCCCTGGCTGACCTTGGGCGCGAACGGCTCGAGGGCTGTCACGTCATAGCCGCCGGCGGTCAGCAGCAGCGGGTCGCCGTCGATCTCGACGTCGCCGATCGGCGGCGCGTGGTCCGCCAGCTGGCCGCCGTAGCCGCCCAGGCGCAGCTCGCTCACATTGGTCCCGGCGTCGAGTGTGCCGCCAGATAGTCTCCGTTGCGTCGCCAGCCGAGCGTGGGTGCCGCCCACGGCGTGATCGAGCGCCGCGGCGGATGCGACATGAGCAGCTGCGGACGCAGGTCGTTGGCGTCGTTGCGCGCGACCTGGACCAGCTCGAGGATGCGCTTGACGTCCTTGACCGGCGCACCGTTGGCGCCCCACATCCACAGCCGCTGGATGGCCACGGCCAGCAGGTACTCGACCATCTGTCCGTCACGATCGTCAGCGCCGACCGTGACCACGTCGCTGGCCTGGCTGAACGGCGGCAGGATGCCCTTGCCGACGATGCGCAGGAAGTGGTCGGGCGGTGGCGCGTTGCGGAACGCGATCGTGCGCGTGACGGAACCGCCAGACTGGACCGCGTTGCGCACGCTCCACCCGTAGCCCGCCGCATCCTCACCCGGTTCGTCTCGCTCGCGCAGGACCTCGATGCCGAGCACCTCCTGGATCGCGGGCGGGCACGGATAGAGCGTCGTGCCAGTGGTCGTGGTCGTGCTCAGGTCCTCGACGCGCCGCCAGAAGAAGATCGGCAGCATGCGGATCGCCGCATTGAGTGCCGCCAGCTTGCGTTCGCGCGACCAGTGCCAGTTGACCTGGTACTGGTCGCCCACCGAGCCCTGGACGAGCAGCGTGCCGCCACCGAAGGTGAAGTGCCCGACCTGGGCGGTGCCGCCCTCGAGTCCGTCGTAGGCAGTGATGCGCAGCTCGCGGCCGATGTTCGAGGTGGCCGCGCCGCCGTGGTAGTAGAACCAGCCGTACTTGTAGGTGTTGCTCTGCTCGAAGCGCGTGGCATCGCGCACGCTGATGGTGTCGCCGGTCACATGGGTGAGCGTGCCCTCGGCATAGTCGCCCATGCGCGAGGCCAGCTCGCGGATCAGGTCAGCGGCGGTGGTCGCACCGCTGGGGGCTGGGCTTTCGCCACCAGGCAGGACGATCGGCATGCGCCTAGCAGCGTGCCGTCCGAAGCGCTAGGGCCCAAGGCGGCTGCCCGTTCATTCCTCGTGCGGCTGGAAGGCCGAGCCGTCCCACTGCACCAGCGGATCATCGCCGGCTTCGGTGAAGGCTGTGCCTGTCCAGCGCACGGGCGTCACACCCGGGCCAGTCATAGCCTCGTCAAACTCGGTCGCGGCCCATATGACGACCTCGATCGGGACCACCGGCGCCGTGTCCGACCACCACTTGTTAGCCAGCTGCGGCGTCACCTGGTACGCGGCGAACGCGACTTCCTCGAGCAGCGCCCCCACCTGGGCGGCCGCGGTCGTCGGATACCACGCTGGGCCGGACGGCGGGCGCTCCGCAAGGTCGACCTGGAACAGGATGCTGTCGAGTCGACGGTCGACGATGCCCGCCAGCGTGATATCAACCTGCAGCCCAATGCTGTCGAGTCGACTGTCGGCTACGGCTGGTGGCGCAATGTCAACCTGCAGTCCGACGCTGTCGAGTCGGGGCGCCGTGTCACTGACGGTGACGTCGATGCCGTAGTTGTTGGTCGATTCCTGCGCTGTCGGAAACTGGAGCCCTGTGCCAACCGTGTGGCACGGTTGGGGCGACGACTCGGCATTGGTCGGCGCATACAGCGGCCCGTTCGTGATCGAGGCGGAATGATCCGCCCCCGCGGCGAGCGAGCGGGCGAAGTGCCCCGTTGGCATATACACGCCGACCACGTAGTACGCGCCGACCGTCAGTGCGATGGGCGGGGAGAAGGTTGCGCTTTGCCAGCCGCTCGCCGTTTCGCCCGTGAAGGTAACGCTGCCCTGAAGGGTCCCCGCGGCGTCCCAGATCGCACCGATATGCGTCCCTGGGTTTGCGCCCGCTGGCGCCTTGTAGAACCAGACCTGAGTTGCGCTCGCCGCGGCTGTGACTTTGAACCGTGAGCCGACGGTAATGGCACCGGCATAGCCGGCGTCCGGCGCAAAGGGGACCGGGTTGGTCGGAAAGAGCCGATAGTCAGCCACGGCTCCCTCCAGGAATCAGCGGACCGTCGCGCCGGCCTCTGCCGCGTTGACTGCCGCCAACGTCCACGCGGCGCCCGTATTCGGGTCCACTTCCCAGCGTGCCCTGTAGTAGTCGGGCGACACTGCGAGCGCCTGCGCGCTGGCTTCGTTGATCGTTGCGCCGCTCTTGACCGTCAGGCCCATCGAGCCACTGCCGGCATCAGACAGGTGGGCCAGGGCGATCGCCTCAACCACGTTGATGCTGCCCACGCTCACGCCGCCAGGAACGTCGGTCAGCGCATACAGATCGCGTTGCCCAACGGTTGCCGAGCCCACGTACTGCGCGGCTGAGGGTGGGATCTCGCTGCACTGACTCCAATTTGCGCCAGTATCCGTCCCACCCCTGGCCAGTTGCGTGGAGCTGCCTGCGCCGCTTGGCTTCAGGAGCACGACGACGCCGGGCCCTGGACGCCCGTTATTGATGGTCCCGCTGGTGTCGTTGATCGCAATGTCGTCGTAGCCGAAGTGGGCGTTGACGCCCGGTACGGGGATATTGGCTAACGATCCGAAATGGAGCCGCTGCACGTTTGCCTGGGTGCCGCTCGCCGTGTTGTCGCCAGAGAAGTTGATGACCTGAATCCCGTTGACCCAAACCTCGGACACCCCCACCGTCCCGCTCGTGATTTGGGTGCGCCAGTCGATGACATGCCAACTCCCACGGGCGAACGTCGCACTCGTGACCGCCAGTTGCGTCGTCAGGAAGCCGCTCCACAGACGCAGAAAGCCGTTCGTGCGGTCGTAACTCAACGAGCACTGCGCCGCGCCTGTCGCATCGCTCATCCCCGCGATGCTCCACTCCCCACTGGCTTGCAGGTTGTTGGTCGGATCGCCGTACCAGGCGAAGCGCGTCCACACGTCTGTCAGCGCGCTGGGGAGAATGAACGTTTTGTAGCCAATGAGATACGACGAACTGGAAGCCAGACGGAGGCAATAGGCGCCGCCGCCGGCGCGTGGCGCAGGGTCGGTCGCTGTAACGGACGCGCCCGTCCCGCCGCTCATCGCCTGGTAGCCGCCGTTCCCTGCGCCTTCGTTGACGTCGCCGGTCTCCCAGCCCATCGTGAACAGGCGGGTCATTGGGTCGGCACCGCGATGATGGGCGACGGGGCGCCCGAGTAGTTCGACCAGCCCAACGCTGAGCGCGACTGGATGCCCGCCCCCCCGAGTTGCCTATGTGGCTGGACGTAGATGTACGTTTCCGCGTTGTAGGTCACTCGGGTATACACCGCTGGCGGGGCGTCGGCGGCCGTTTGCCCGATCGACTGTGTATACCAGCCGACGAGAAAGGCCTTGCCCAGCCGACCGCGCAAGCCCGCGACTTCCTCGATCACCACATACGGCCACATGTAGGTGTTGCCGTCAGCCTGGCAATAGCGAATCGGTGAGACGAATGCCGCGTTGGTGTTCACGTTTGGTTGACACAGGCTGACCAGGCGGGCTGGCACCCAGGATGAGGTGTTTGCGCGATTCCGTGACACCCACACGAGCTCCGTCGTTTGGGTGCTCGCGTTGCTCGTATTCGCCAGCAGCACGACCACGGGATTGGGCTCGCCGGCGACGTACGGCACCAGGTCGCCCAGGAAGAAGCACTGCCGCGGAGTCCCGTCAGCGACGCTCTGAGCGTTGACTTCGCCAGGACGCGGGCCCTCGAGCGCGATGAACAGGTGATCCTTGCCCACACTGAGCATGCAATGGATCACATCGGTCATGGTCGCGGTGCCGCCGTCTTTCCAGCACAGGTAGCGCACGAGCTTGTCCGTGCCCGTCCCGCTGTACGTGCGGTAGACGCCAATTTGCAGCTGCCTGCTGCTCACCGCGGCATCCGCCAGGTCGACGGCCATCTGCGCACCGCGGGTGGTCGTAGCCGACATGACGCTGCCCGTGCCGCCGGCGATGTTCGCCCAATCACTCGAGTTCAGAATCCTCGACTTGAGGTCGGCCAGGATCGTTGTCGGCGTCGAGTCCCACTCACCAAACCAGTTCGCCATCAGGCAACGTCTCCTGCATCCTGGGTACTTGAATCGCGGCCCTTGTAGACGAACGCTGGCACCCCCGCGGCTGGCGCTGGCATCGTGAGCCTGGCAATCAGGCCGATCCAGGCCGCTGAGGTAATCGTCCAGGTGAGCTGCGACGCCGCGGCCGCGGCCGCGCTGCAGAACGCCATCCCCATGCACGTCGCGCTGCCGGTGCGCTCGTTGTTCCAGACAAACGTGTTGCCCGCGCTGGTCCGCGCCGATGAATTGGAGCTGTTCGCCCACACGGCGGTGGCCACCACGATTTCGCCAACGGCCGGCGTGATCGTGCCGCTGTTGGCCGACGTGCTGGTGCCCGCGTTGTTCGCCGTCGCCACGGTCGGCAGGATCGCGCAGTCCGCATCCGCGGCGATCACGATGATCTGGACCATGATGTTGCCGGCGCCGGTCCAGGCAATGCTCAAGTTCGTCGGTGAGCCGACGCAGGCATAGCCGAGCCACAGCTCGAGCATGCGCCCACCGCCGCTGTGCTGCCCGATCTTGGCGAAGGTCGCGCTCGCGCCGGCCGGCTGGGTGACCGTGATCGCCGTCACCGCCTGGCCGGTGGCGGGAAAGCCAACCAGGATGAGCATCAGCGACGTCGGCCCGGTGGGCGGAATGCCGCTCATCGGCATTGGCGACGACACCCCTCCGAAGTTGGCCGCGGCGACGTACTGCGTTGCGGTCACGGCGGTGGTGGGCCGGTTGGGTCGAGCTCAGCCATGATCTGCTGGACGTAGGTGCGCAGCGCGCTGTCGACGGCTCCGCCGGCGCCGGCCAGCATGTAGCGCGCATCGGCTTCGGCCTGGGTCAGGTAAGATGGGTGTCCATCAGGGTCGTTGAGATGGTCTGTCAGGCGTGGGTCGCCAACCGTCTCCCATTGACCCGTCGATTCATTCCAGAGTTGCAGGCGACGAAGTGGCATCAGTGGAAGCTCCCGAAATGTGGCGCCCCGTCGCCGGGACATGGAGCCGCTACGAGATCAGCGATCAGGGCCGGGTCCGCTCCCGTTTCAAGACACAATGGGCCCGCCGTCGTCGCCGCGCAGGACTGCCGTCTGACGAACCCTGGCGTCTGCTCCGTCCGAGCCTGAACCCGCGGACGGGCTACCTGTCCGTGCAGCTGGGCCGCGGTCGGTGGGTCTACGTTCACCATCTCGTGCTGGAGGCATTCGTCTCGCGGCGTCCGCTTGGCAAGGAATGCCGTCATCTCAACGGGATGCGTGGTGACAATCGCGTGGCGAACCTGGCATGGGGGACGCGGCGAGACCAGCAGTTGGACCAACGGGTTCACGGCACGTATCGCTTGCCTGACGGGGCCAACAATCGTGGCGCACGGAACGGGCGGGCCATTCTCAATGAGACCGCCGTTCGCTGGATCAAGACCTGCGGACTGCCAACCGCGCAAGTGGCCGAGCGGCTCGGTATCGCTGATACGACGGTGAGGAACATCCGCAACGGCTACCGCTGGAAGCATGTTCAGGCCACCGCCGTGGGATCAAACCAGAAATCGTAGCCGCCACCTGGTGAACTCGCGCCCACCCACATCCTGGCGTACACCGGGTGCGGATCACTGGCCGCCACGTGCGCCGCATCACCCGCCGCGGCGGTCCCGACGGGGTCAGCCTCGCCCGCTGCCAGGTACGCCGGGTGCGGGTCGGCGGCCGCGACGTGCGCCGCGTCGGCGGCGATCCTGGCCGACGTTTCGGCCGCCACCGCCGCGCTGCCAGGGATCACCAGCTGGAGCGTCTCGCGCACTTGTGGATAGCCCGCGCAGGTGACCAGCGCGTCGTACGGGCCATCGGTGCCATGCCAGAAGGCGAACTCGCCCTGCTCGTTGGTCAGCAGCGGGTTGCCAAGTGACGTGGTGTCGGGCTCGTCGGCCGCGTACAGCGTGAAGTTGACGGGCGTGGTCGTGCCCTTGTGGACGACCAGGACCTGGGCGCCTTGAAGGACGTCGCCGGCCGAGTTGGCTACCTGGTCTCGGTAGTAGCCGCGAGCCACTCGTGCTCCTGGTCCTGGGGTGCTTCCTCTTGCTGCGCGTGGCCGCGGTGCGGCTGGTCGTTGCGCCGGTGGCGGCCCAGCTCGAGTGGCGTCATAAAGCCGATGCCGCAGCAGCCATACGGCGGGGCCACGATCCAGCCGTAGATGCCGTCTGTTTCGAGTCGCACATAGCTCTCGCGCAGGAACGCCAGCTCGACGTTCTGGCCGCAGCGGAACTTCTCGGGCAGGCTCTGCTTGAGCAAGTCGGCCTCGATCGGCGAGACCTCCACAACCACGTTGTCGGCGCCCAGCGCCGCCTCGAGCGCCGGCCAGTCGAGCTCGTTGCGCTCGGCGAGCGAGCCGATCATCGACAGCCGCCCGCGCGCCAGCATCGCGTTGCGGCCGGCGATCGGGATGGTTCTCGAGGGCAGCCCGCCCTTGTTCCACACGCGCAGGCGGCTCATGCGAGCACGCTCCATTCACCCGCCGTTGCGCCCTCGGGGTCGCACTCGTCGCAGTCGTAGCTCGAGGCCATGTGCCAGCGCTCGACCCACTCGGCGTCGGGCATGCCTTCGGGTTTGCTCAGTTTTCTCAGGTGCCCACAGCGGAAGGTGAAGCGGCCGAAGGCCAGGTCGAAGTTGTTGGAGTAGCGGCGGCTGGGCATCGACCAGGTGCGGCCGACCTGGAGCGACGGCAGCAGGTTGCCGATCGAGCGGTTGTCGGGCCCGATACCGCCGATCTGCTCGTTATGCTCGGCGCCGCGGCGCGTGGTGCGCTCCCAATTGGCACCGCACCCCAGCGTGGCGCCACGGTCACCCTTCTGCTTCGGGCCACCGCACACGTACAGCGCGTAGTCCTGGAAGGCGCCCTCTCCGTGTTTGTAGTACGGCTCGTTGTCGGTGCCGCAGCACGCGCAGCGTTCGTGTTCTGCGCCGACGTCGCTACTCTGCATAGACCAGGTCCTTTCCTTGGGCGTCCACCAGGTAGCCGTCCGCCGTCTCCTGGACGTCGCCGCGCTCGAGCGCCTCGCGCACCTCGTGCATCGTGCGGTGACCCGGCACCTGGACGCGGTTCTGCTCGCGCAGCGTCGGCTTCCCCAGGTGCGCGGCGCAGCCCTCGAGCAGCGGCCGCCAGTAGTTGTCGGCCACCACCTGCCAGTCATAGGCCAGCGCGAACGCGCGCGCACTGTCGCGCCGCTCCTGCTCGTGCCGTGCGTCGTAGGCGTCGTCCAGGGCGCTGGCCAGGCCGTCGATATCCGGTATCCACTGCCACGAGTTCTGCGGCGTCCACCAGCGCTGCAGCGGCGGCACCGCCCAGCCCGGCCCGACCAGCTCGCTCATGCTCGTGCAGTCGTTGACGATCACCGGCGTGCCGCACGCCTGGGCCTCGATGAGCGGTATGCCAAACCCCTCGGCCATCGACGGCTGGAGCAGCACGTCCATCGCGTTGTAGGCCTGAGCCAGCCACACGTCAGTCAGGCCGAGCAGGTGGCGGTACTGGTTCGGCCAGCGCACGAAGTCCTCGATGCCGTAGCGCTTGGCCAGCTCCATCAGGTCCGGCCCACCCATGTGGCTGCCGACGTGGGCGTGCACGTACAGCCGCGCATCCGGGTGCGTTTCGCGTAGCTGCGCGAAGGCCTCGAAGGCCTCGGGAAACGCCTTCCTACTCGGATACCCCTTGTTCGCGCCGACCATGCCGACGACGAAGTCGCCGTCGTCAAAGCCGAGCATGCGCTTGCACTCGGCGCGGTCCTCGAGCGGACGGAAGATGCTCGTCTCGACGCCGTGCGGAATGTACGTGCAGTCGTGGCCAGCGGCGCGGATCAGCCGTTCGCCGAAGCGCGAGTAGGGCACCGTGCGCATCGCCTTCTCGATCCGCGGGACCACGTTCGGCGGGATCGGATCGTGGTCGATCGGCAGCCACTGCACCCACGGATGCGAGCCATACGTTTCGGGGTCGAGCACCCAGGTGTCCATGAGCGTGATGAGCAGCTCGGCGCCCGAGTGGTACATGTGCTCGCTGATGACGTCGTTGCCCCACGGATCGAACGCGCGCGGGTAATGGCGGATGGGCCACGAGACGTCGGGCTCGAGCGGGTCTCGGACCGGGATATCCACGACACCGCCCTCGATGCCGTAGAAGGCGAAGATGCTGACCTCGTGGCCCATGCGCAGCAGCCGCGGCAGCAGGTACTTGCCCTGGATGCCGTAGCCCTGCGGGGCAAAGACGCTATTGGACTGCCAGAGAATCTTCACGTTGGCGCCTAGCGTGTTTGAGAAAGCGCCAGGCGCCAACCTGACTGCCTACGCTTGGGGCGCAGGCTCCGGCTCGGGTTCGGGTTGCGGCTCGGGCTCCGGCTCGGGGTCCGGCTTCGGGTCCTCAAACATCATGCTTGCCTCGCCCAGGTGCCTGAAAGGTTGGTGATGAGGTAGCCGTCGACGCCGTCGCCCACCAGCGTGACGGTGTCGCCGACCACGTCGGTGGAGCCCGTGTTGATGAGGTCCTTGTCGTCGGCCGGGGTCACGCCGCCGCCGATGATCTGATCGAGCGGCTGCGGACTGATCGACAGGCCGGTCGTGGTGCTGAGCGTGCGCACCACGAAGGTGAACATCAGCCCGGCCCTGGTCGGCGGCAGGGTGACCACCAGGTCCGCGGCGCCGGTGATGAACACCTTGCCCGAGTCGGCCGCGGTCAGCGTGCGGTTGGCGGTCAGCGTCGTGGTCGCCGGACGGAAGCTGCCGTCCGGCCGAAAGACGGTGGTGTCGGTCACGCCCGTCGCAGGCATCAGTAGGTCCCTCCTACCTCGAGACGCATGATCCAGCGCTCGGTGGTGCGGCCCCAGCCCGCGATGAGCCACCAGCCATGATTAATAAAACGCTGGAGAATGTCGAACGGGCCGCTGGTGATCGCCAGGCCGAAGGGCCCGGTCTCGTCGCTGGCCAGCTTGGTCACCGACTGCGGACCGAAGATCGGCACCGGATAGACGTTGGTCGACCCGTCCGAGCGGACCGCCGACTTGACCACCGTGCCCGCGGCGTGCGCGTAGCGGCAGCCCATCGACTTGGTGGCGGTGTCGGGGCCAGGATCGGCGAACTGCACCGTGAGCGTGGTGCTGACGATGTTGGTCACCAGGCCCGACTCATTGGTGTCCGACCAGGTGTTGCCCGTCTCCTGGCCGTCCTGGATGGCGATCCAGTCACCAATGGCGATGTTGGTCGCCGCGGCGACGACGATCTGGTTCTCGCCCGGGGTAATCGGGCTGGCGAGCGTGGTGCTGGCCGCGGCCGCGAAGGTGCTCGAGGCACCCACGCCCCAAAACGCCTTCCAGTTGGCCATCGTGCAGAACCGCAAACCGCCCCACACGCCAATCTCGTTGTTGAACAACAACTCTTCGCGCTGGTACGTGCCGAGATTGGTGAGCAGCGAGTCCTGGAGCAGGTCGTAGTGCACATTCGGATGGAGCACCGATGCGTAGAAGCCGTCCTCGAAGCTCGGCGTCTTGGTCAGCCGAGCCAGGGTGACCGCGCGCTGGATGAGGGCGGAGGTCATCTTGTTGGTTTCGCTGAGCCCGGTCCGCCCGGTGATGCCGCCCGGGTACATGACGCGCTGGCCTGAGCCGAAGATCGGCCGCAGCACGAAGTCGATCGACTCGGCCTGGTTCTGCCCGCACGCCTCGGCGGCCTGCTGATACACATCTGGATAGGCCACCGTCTTGAGGAACCTGGTCACCTGTACCGCGTTGCCGTACTCGGCCAGGGTGACCACGAACTTGCTGGCCACCATCTGCTGCGGCGTGACGTCGGACACCTCGGACAGGGTGTTGGGCTGTGGCGGCATCTGCTCGAGGATGGGCACCTCGACCGAGTTGCCGCGCTGACCGTTCTGCACGGCCTGGCGCAGGTCGGTGAACTGATCGAGACCAGTCATCGACACCGCGGCCATGAGGTAGTCCTGGTCGTAGAGGGGCCGTACCTCTTCCGACAGGACGCTGGTGGATGTAACGCCGTCCATTCAGGCTCTCACCTTTCGTATAGGTCCTGGAGGCCGGCCATAGACGGCATTCGGTCTCCGGCTAGCGCGGGTTCTGACCCGAGCTGATGCGCGCGAAGTTTTCGGGGGTGGGCTGGTAGCCGGTCTCGCCCGTGCTGACGGTGGGCGCGCGGCCGTTCTGACGCATGGATTCGATCTGCTGGCGCAACCGTGCTGGCGGATTGCGTTTGGAGCTGTAGCCCCACGCCAGACGCGCGACGTCCTGCGACGTCACCGGCTGGTTGAATGGCGCGGCGCGGCCGCCGTCGCGGTGCGGAATGACCATGCCCTGGCGGCGTGCCGCTTCGGCCACCAGCTCGTCGTGGTCGACGCCCTGCTGCGGCTGCGCCGCGGCGCCCCTGGCGGCGACGATGCGCTGCGCGGACGCGACCAGCTCTTGCGGGGTGTCGAAGATCAGCCCTGGTTCGGAGCCCGAGAGCCCGAAGCCGCGCAGGATGGACTCCTGGCCGATGCGCCGCTGCACGTCATTGACGTCGACCGGCGGTGGTTGGGGTGCCGCCACCATCGCGGCCGCGGCCGCGCGGCGGTTGGCGACGTGCTCGGCCACCTCCATCGCGGCGTCGGTGGCGCTGATCTCGCCCGAGTCGAGCCGCGCGCGTACCCGCTCGCGGAAGGCCACGTCGGCCGCCTCGGCATCGCGTTGCTGCTGCTCGGTCAGCATGGCGCCCATCTGTTGCAGCTGGCTGCCCATCGCGTTGAGGCGCGCGTTCATGCTCTGCATGGCGCGATAGGCGGCGACGTCTGGACCGCGTGAAGTGCCCGGCGCGGCGACAGGTGCCTGTGCAGTGCTGTTGGCCACGGCGGGAGTCGTCGGTTCCATCATGGCTCGGGCCTAGCGCGGCAGGTTGTGGTTCGGCGCGCCCGTGTACGGCTTGCCGCCCTTGGACGCACGCGCGTGCTGTTCGACGGGGCCCTTGGGCAGCGAGGCCAGCTGGAGCTTGTTGTTGCCCGTCTGCGAACTGACCTTTTTCTCGGTAGCCACTCGGCAGGTCTCCTTTGTCTCGTGTGCGATGAGAAGCTGGAGACCCACCGGGGTCGCGGTCCAAGCGAGGCTGGTCTAGACGCTAGGCGTCCTTCTGCTAGGGCCCAAGCGCTCTGCCTGCACGAGCTCGCCCTCGTCGCCAGAGAAGCGCACCGCGACCTCCTGGCGGATGTGGCAGTCCATGCAGCGCGGGAAGTTCAGGTGCACGACGACACTCCCGCTGCGTACCTCGTCGCGCATCTCGACCAGCACGCGGTGGCGCCCGCACCTGTCGCAGGCAACCGACACGCCAGCCAATCTAGCGTCGTCCCATGCCCTGGCCGGTGCGGTAGGCCTGACGGCGTGCTTTCGAGCGCTTGGTGGGCTGGGCGTCGGTGGGCGTCAGTGGACGTGGGCGGCGCGTGTTGATCGACTGGCCGAGCGCCTTGCTCTCGCGCGCGGTCTTGCCCTGCGAGCTGGGCGTGGGAGGCTGCATGTTCGGGAGCGTGCAGATCGAAGCGCCAGAGGCAAACCCGACTGCCCCTGAGCGCTCCAAAATCGACGGTTCTGCAGATTTTCGGGCAGCCCGGTTGTCGACCAGCGGTTCGATCGAGAGCGTGTCGGGATGCCGACGCCAATCCCGGTGCTCGACCTGGCCGTGGCCGACTACCAGCCCGCTGGCGTGTTCGGCATGTTCTCTGGCGGCCACGATTCGCTGTGCTCGACCCACATCGCGGCCCAACACCCCAGCTTCTCAGGCGTGTTGCACGTGAACACCGGCATCGGCATCGAAGAGACGCGCGAGTACGTGCGCCAGACGTGCGATCGCTTCGGGTGGCGACTGTATGAAGTGCGCGCGCCCGAAGGGCTGTATGAGCGGCGCTGCTTGCAATACGGCATGCCTGGCGGCCCGGTCGAGCACGGGATCATGTACCAGTTGCTCAAGGATGAGCAGGTGCGCATTCACGTGCGCACCCACAAGGGTCGCCGCGGCGGCAAGGTCGGCCTGGTGACGGGTATCCGCGCGGGCGAGTCCAACCGCCGCATGCGCGTCTACCCGACGCCGATCCGGCGCGAGTTTGCACAGCTGTGGATCAACCCGATTCTCGACTGGTCCGCACGCGACGTGAACGACTACATCGCCGAGCACGATCTGCCGCGCAATCCGGTGGTCGACAAGCTGCACCGCTCAGGCGAGTGCCTGTGCGGCGCCCTGGCGCGGCCGGAAGAGCTGGACGAGATCGGCTTCTGGTATCCCGACGTCGCGCGCCGCATCCGCGACCTGGAGCGGACGTGCTACGAACGCGGGCTGCCCCATCGCTGGGGCGCCGACCAGGCGCAGAAGATCAACCCGAATCAGCCGTGGCTGCCGCTGTGTCAGGACTGCCCGACGCGCTGGGAGAGCAGCGAGCCGGCCAGCTCGCGGTATTTGGCGTAGGCCTGCTCGAGGTGCGCGCTCTTGCGCTCCAGGTCGCGCGGCGACGGCGCCTGACAGTGCTGGATCGCCGTCAAGTACACCGCGTCCTCGTAGTCGGACATGGCCCGCGAGAGATGTTCGCGCGCGACGTCTAACCGCAGGCGCGTGCCCGGTGGCGAGAAGCCGCTTACTACAGGCCGCGCCACAGGTGCTTCGTCCACCACGAATGGCAGCCGGTGAACGAATACCCGTACAGCAGCGGCGCGAACCGTCCGTAGCGCCGCCCGCGCCGAAGCCGCCGCCCCCACCACTTCATGCCGCTGACGCCAGGTCGTCGGTGCCGTACACGCTCAGGTAGTCGGTCTCCTTCACGAAGCGCTTGAAGGCCGGGTTGACCAGCCGCTTGAGCTGGCGCGCCAGGGCGAGCGTCTGCAGCCGCCGCGGATCGAGCCGCGGCAACGTGTTCCAGGTCTTGAGCCAGGCGTCCCACTGCGCCCATTGCGCGGGCGTGCCGACCGCCTGGCCGCGCCGATCGGCGTAGCGCGGAATCTGCTGCAGTTGCTCCCATTGCTCGTCGCTGAGTGATTTGCCGACGCCGTACCAGCGCTGATAGTCGGGGCTCGACAGCTGCGCCTGGAGGACCTGCTGATTCTGCATGATCTCGAGCGTCTGGCCCTCGCGCGCGTACCGCTTCTTGAGGGCGCTTGCGTTCGGCAGCGCGCGCCACTTGGCCAGCCAGGCGTCCCACTGCTCCCACTGCTGCGGCGTGCCGTAGGCCTGGCCGTTCCAGATGTAGCGCGGCATCTGATCGGTCTGCTGCTTGACCTGGCCGGCGCGCACGATCGACTGCTGGTGCGGCCCATCCAGGTTGGCGAAGGCGTCCGGCGAGAGCACGCGCGAAATGTCGCCGCGCTCGGCCGCCGCGGTCGTCGTCTGTGCGCGCACCGCCTGGCGGTAGGCGGGATTGACCAGGTCCTCGTCGCTGTAGGTCGACGCGAGCTCGGCTTGCCGTTCGGTGGGCGGCACCGCGTGCGCCGGGTCCTTGCTGAACGCGGAGGTGACGCGCAGCGATTCGTCTATTTCGGCCTGCAGCGTCGGGCTGGTGACGTTGCGGTACTTGGCCGGCAGCGTGCTCGGCTCGGGCGGCGCTTCCAGCCCGAGCGCCTGGAGCGCGGACTCGCGGGCCAGGCTCTTGGCGTTTTCGACCATCAGCTTCTTCCGATTGTCGGGCGAGTCCTGATAGCCGGGCGAGGCGAACAGGGTTTTCAGCGCCAGGCGCGTCTTGGTGCCCTGGTCGATCTGCAGCGCGCGCTGCTCGGTGTCGGTCAGCACGCGCTCGCCGAGCTTCCTGTCGGGTTTTGTCACCAGCGGTGCGCCAATGCGCAGCAGCTCGGCCGTCTCGGGATCGGCCTGGTACGCGCTCGGCCGAATCGGCGTCCAGCTCCAGACGCCCGGCCCGGCGTGCGGCCGCGCCTCGCCGTAGGCGGTCAGCTTGGCCGGCACCATCTGCGACAGGCCTGGAATGCCCATCAGGATCGCGTCGAGCGGGCTCTTGGGGTCCTTCATCATCGGGTCCATCGCCCGCGCGAACATATTGAGAAAACCGCGGTACGGGACCATGCTCGAGAGCTGGTTGTCGACAAACGCATCCCAATACTGCTCGGGGTCCTGGATCGCCTGGATGGCGTCGCGGATGGCGACCAGCCCGGACTGCTGCAGGAACACGCCGCCGAAGTTGGACACGAAGTAGAAGAGCGAGGCGGTGTTCTTATCCAGCGTGCCCGGCTCGACCTTGTCGCTCTGTGATTCGACCAGCGTGGCCGCCAGCGCGATCGGCAGCGTCCAGTGGCCCATCAGGTTCTGATACGGCACGTAGGTGTCGCCGATCTTGAACGACCACGGCGTCCAGCCCTGCTCGCGCAGCGCCCGCCGCTTCTGATCGTTGCTCGGCCCGGCCCCGGTGATGAAGCCCTGCGCGGTCAGTGCGGCAATGCCCATCATGGCCAGCGTGCCGACGATCGCCCGCCCGCGGTCCTCGGCCGCGAGCGCCATGTTGCCCTGGCGCCGCCGCCGTTCTGCCCGCGCGAAGCCATACGGGGTGAGGCCGGCGCCGACGCGCAGCAGGTTGAGCGTGGTGCGCAGGAACGGCAGCAGCCACGCCACGCCCGGGTTGGCGCGCATCGAATTGAGCCCGCCCAGCCAGCCCTCGAGCCGCTCCTGGAAGATGCGCCGCTCGGCTCCACGCGCCGATCGCTCGAGCAAATCGGGGTAATCGAGAATGTTGTCGCGCACTTCGCCGAAGCTACGGCCGGTGCGACGGGCGGTGCCCTCGATCTCGGACGCCATCGACATGCTGTGGGCCAGCGAATAGAAGAAGTCGTCGACTGTGGCCATCGTGCGGAACACCAGGTTCAGCGGACGGAACGGCGCCCAGGTGATGAGCCCGCTGTACTGCGTCTGCAGGTCGCGCATCTGGCGCGTGCTGATGCCGGTGGCCCACGTCACCTTGGCGTCCTGGAGCGCCTTCGACCAGCCGCTTGTCAGGCCTGAGATTTCGGCCGCCATCTGCGAGTAGTACGCCTCGCGCGGTCGGCGCCGGCCGCGGATGGTCAGAATGTCCTCGCCGAGTGCCGCCGCACCGCGCTCGATCGGTGCCGCGAACGCCATCATCAGGTTGCCGAAGGTGTTGACCAGCTGGGTACTGCTGCCCGACAGCAGGCTGGCCACGCGGATCGCGCTGACCTGGTTCCACACGCTCGGCGTGACCATCATGCGCGCCAGCGTGGCCGCCGAGCGCGGGTCGGTCCAGTCGATCACCTTGAGCAGCGCCGCGCGGCGCTCTTCGGTCAGCGCCTTCCAGTCGGGCCCTGTGAAGATGCGCATCAGCTGCGCCTCGCTGACCCGCCGCTGATAGGCCTCGGCTTTGCGCTTCGCGTACCCGCCCAGCTCCGAGAGGTTGTCCAGGAGCCCCTTGGCGTCCTTGAGAAAGGCCGGGCTGCGCTCCTGGGCCTTGATGATGCGGTCGATGCGCTTGAGTGCATCGCGCACCATCTCGCGCAGCTCGGTGTCTTTCGGCTCGGGCGCGCCCTTGCCGAGCATCTCGCGTTCGAGCTCGCGTTCCAGCTTGCGCTCTTCGGCACGCCGCGCCTTATCGGTGTCCGAGACGGCTGGCCGTTCGGCCTTTTTGCGGGCGCGGTCCTGGATCTTGCCGCGTAGCTCGGTCAGGACCTGGTCGTGCAGCTGCTGGAGGGTGTCCAGCCGTGGGTCGGCCGTGGCCCGCGCGAGCGCGATCTGCTGACGCAGGTCGATCAACTGCCGCGCGAGGTTCTGATCGACGCCATTCAGCGTGCGCGCATTGAGCGGATCGCGGTACAGCCGCGTGAGCGCGTCGGCGTCGGTCTTGGACTTCTCGATCGCCTGGCGCAGGCGGCTGGTGAGGCCGGCGGCCATGCGCCGCAGGTCCTTGTCCTCGGGCGTGCGCTGGACCTGGTTCTCGATCTGCGCGCGCACCTTCAGCTCCAGGGCGGCCAGCTCGCGGTCGCGGTCCTCGCGTAAGCGGGCTTCACGGCGCACATCACCGTTGGCCAGGGCTTTCAGGCGCTCCTGCTCGAGCTGCACCACGTTCAGCGCGCGCTCGCGGTCGAGCGTCGAGAGCATGCCCTTCTGGATCGCGGCCGACGTCTGGATCAGCCACTTGGGTTGTCCGCGCACGCCTTGCGGCCCGATGCGTCCGGCCGCGTCGATGCCGAGCTCGCCGCCGATCAGGGTGAGCAGGTCCAGGCGCTTCTGCTCGGGCATGCCGCGGATCATGCCCTCCATCTCGTCCGGGCTGATGGACTGGTGGATGCCCTCTGCAATCATGCGCCTGGCTTGCGCCTTGGCCTTCGCGCGCAGCCGTTCGCGGACCGACTCGTGGAACGTCTCGGCCGTCAGGTCCTCGTCAAACGGGATCTCCCGATTGAGCTGCTTGTACAGGTCGTCGTAGACCCGCTCGGCGAGCTGCGAGAGCACCTCGACGCGCTCAGAGGCAATCTCGTCGGCGCGCGCATGGTTCCCGGCCCGGCGCTCTTCCATGATCGCCTCGTTCAGGTCCAGGAACTGGTCCCACAACGAGGCCTCGACCTCGCGCGCGGTGCGTTCGGCGTCCGGATCGGTCTCCAGCTGCGGCTCGCGGCGCTCGGTCTTGACCAGCGGCGTCTTGCCGTTGACCGATGGGCCACGGCCGTCGAGCATCTCGTCCACGACGCCGGTGTCGGGCGTGTAGCCGCCCTTGCCGTCCGCGATCCCTTCGAGGTGCTTGCGCAGACGTTCGAGCTCGGCGCGCTCGGTGTCGCTCAGCGGCGCGCCCTCCTTGCCGTTGGTCAGGCTGCCGAGCTTGGCGCGCGTCTGGCCGTCGTAGTCGGCGCGCGCGCGCCAGTAGTCGGCGGCCGCGATCAGGTGCTGCAGCTGCATGTGAATCTGCAGGCTGTTGAGCGCGCGCGCGTGCTCGGTGGAGGCGCGCGTCATGCCCAGCCACAGGTGCTCGTAGATCGCCGACAGGTCCTCGAGGCGGGCCGACAGCGCCGCCTGGTCGCCCAGCCCGGCGTCCAGGTCGCTGCGCGTCTGGCCGATCTCGCGGATGGTTTGCAGCACGCCGGCGCGCAGCGCGGTCAGGTCGCTGGCCATGCGGCCGGCGTCCATGCTTCTCCACGCGCGGGCCAGCGTTTCAGTATCGAGACCCGTCAGCTTGGCCGCCTCGTCAATCCAGTCCTGGTGGCTCATCACCTCCTTGACCTGGCCGTAGTCGACCCAGCCCTTGTCGATCATCTCGAGCACGGCGTTGGGCATGGCCGAGTGCCAGTAGCCCGAGCGGACGCGGTGGAGCGGGCCGTTTTCGGCGCCGCCGGTGGGTGGTGGCGGTGGCGGGGTTGGCGGAGCCGGCGGCGTGGGCGGTGGCGGCTCGCCTGCACCGGGGCCTTGTGGCGGACCTGCGGGAGGGACAGCGGCGCCGCCCGCATTTGTCGGCGCCGCTGTCGGCGGCAGTTGGGGAGTTGGAGGCACTCCTGCCGCCGGCTCGACCGTAGGCGCTTCGACGGGTGGTGTCTCCAGTTCTGCCTCGAGCGTCTTGGCCTGCTCGGTCGCCGGCTCGGCCACCTCGTCGCCATCGGGCCGCGGCTTCTGCGATGGCGACGGCTTGCTGCTCTCCCCGCCGCGGTACTGGTTGGTGACGAAGCTCGGCAGCACGTAGGTGGTGGAGCCGTCGACGCCGGTGGCGATCTGCGGCGTGGGCGTCTTGGCCGGCTTGGGCGCTGGTTCGGGCTCGGCGGCCTGAGTTACGACGAAGGCGTCGTAGCCCTCTTCCCAGGCCTTCCGCTCGGCTGCCTTCGATGGACCCTTGTAGTACGGCGGCACGTCGCGCGGCTTGCCTTCGCGCGCATCGTTCTCGCCGCGCAGGTACGGGATCGAGGCCTCCTGCGACGGCTTCCGCGTCGGCTTCGGCTGGTCGCCGGGCGTGGGCGGCACGTTGACGTCGGGCTGCTTCTCGGCCTTCTCCGCGGCGTCAAACTGCTTGAGCAGGTCCGGGTGGTCGGCCAGGATGCGCTGGCTCTCGGGCAGGTCGCGGTCCATGTCGCCGCGCGTGATCGCGTCGATGATCGCCTGGCGATGCGACTCCCTGTGGTTGGGGCGCATGATCGTGTCCACACGCCGGCGCACCCAGGTCTTTTCGACCTCCCACTCTTTGAGCGTCTGCTGCCAGGCGGGCCGAGGGTCCACGACCGGCTTGTCGAACACCAGCCGTACCGTGCGCGCGTCATCGAACGTCTCGCGGATGACCTCGTAGCCCTGTTCGGCCAGGAGCTGCTTGTAGCGCTCGACGCGCGCCAGGTCCTCGGGCCGCGCGTCCTTGCCGCGGAAGATGCCTTTCAGCTTGAGGACGCCCTGCTGCGCGTCCCAGGCGACGTCGATCTGCGCGAGTGCGACCGTGCGTTCGGCGTCCTCGAGCGGTGGCGGGGTGTCGGTGACGCTGCTCGGCGTTTCGGGGTTTTCGTCCAGCCAGGCCTTGGCGCCGCCATACTCGCCGCGCAGCTGCTCGTCCGACCACTCCGCAACCCCGACGATCGTCGGGTCGTCACGGGTCGACTCAAACGCGCGAACGTAGAAGTCCTGAATGGTACGGACGGCGTTGTCGCGGCCTTCCTGCGTCAGCGGCTCGATGACCGGCTCGGGTTCCGGCGCGGGCGTCGTCGGTTCGCCCGGTGTCACGTCGGTCGGTGTTTCGCCGAATCGAACTTCCACAGGGTTACCAGCCGTGTCGGTCAGGCTGATCCGATCGACCGTGATCGGATCGCCAAAGCTGCTGTGGTCGTAGCCCGAGTAGCGATCGCCGGCGCCCGCCTTCACGTAGGCCAGCGTCACGTGCGGCACGTAGTCGGGATACGTGGCCCCCTCGACGTCGCCGGCCGCGTCGAAGATGGCCACCCGCAGCTCCTTGAGCAGGTCGTTCGGTTCGACCGACGCATACACCACGTCCGACTCGGGGCGGTTGTCGTCGGCCGGGAAGTGGCGGGTCTGGCCCAGCTTGATCTCGAACGGCTTGAGGTCCTGGACGGCCTGGCGGATGGCGTCCTCGCTGCCCGGCTTGATGCCGTAGACCACCGTCAGGTGCGGCGTCGCTTCGATCTCGATGACGTCCTCTGTGCGCAGGCCTGGACCAACGACCTCGAGGAAGCTGGGGATGCCGGTCAGGTCGATCTGCGTCGAGGCCTGCGAGAACTTGGGCTCCGGCGGCGGTGGTGCCGCCTCGGTGCCGGTGTCCATCAGGTCCTGCAGCAGCTCGCCGCGGATGGCCGCCTCCAGGTCCTCGTCGGTCGGCACGCGATCGAGCTCGGCCCACTTCTCGTTCGACATGCGGGCCATAATCATCGCCTCGGCCTGCTGGTTGGCCCGCAACCGCAGCTCGTCCGGCCAGACCGCGGTTTCCTCGAGCGAGCGCTGCACGCTCTCGAGGTCCTGGGTCGCGCGCTCGATCTCGCGCTGGTACAGGGACACGTTGTCGGGCACCTTCGCCCGTGCGTTTTCGACGCGCTGGATCAAGCCCGGCCCGCTCATCGCATCCCGCTTGGGTAGGAACGTGGTGAAGTACGGCGTCTCGGTCGGCCCAATCAACGCGAGCGTGAAGCCCGGCACGCCCTCGTGCATGCCCGCGGCGACCAGGTGTAGCGGCCAACCGTCGAGCGCGCCGAGCTCCGATGCCCTCGCCTCGCTGTTGTCGATCACGTCCATTTCGCGCAGCACGGCTTCGGCCAGGTGTTGGCCGACGTCGTCGCGGCTGTAGTTGGCGCCGTCGATGTTCCAGGCCGTCCCGCGCGTCGGGTCCGGCAGCAGCGCCAGCGCCTCGGCGTCCTGTTGCGCCTTGGCCAGCTTCTCGGTGTTCTCGGCGATCTGCTTCGGCAGCGTGTTCAGCTTCCAACCTGATTGCGAGCGCTGGCCCTCCCACGCTCGCTTCTGCGCGCGCAGCGTCTTGCCGGTGTCCTGGACCTGGAGCAGCCGCAGACCCCACGGATCGCCCGACGCCAGCATGCGGAAGGTCGCGGCGTCCATCGTGCCCTCGTCGGCTTCTTCGACGGTGCGCTCGGTGACTTCGCGGCGCATCAGGGCCTTGATGGCCTTCCACTTGGCCAGCACCGTGCTCCACAGGTAGGCGTCGAAGGGCCACTCCGTGACATACGTGTAGACGCGCACGCCGCGGCCAGGATCGGCAACGTTCGGTAGGCCGCTCGCGTCGCGCACGGTGTTGCCGTTGGCGTCCTTCTCGAGCTCGGGACCGTAGATGTTGCCCTGGCGCAGGATGCGCCCCTCGCGCTGCTCGATATCGCGCGGCCGCCACGGCGTGTCCAGGTGGTGCAGCGCCGCCAATCGCTCCTGGATGTTGACGCCGGCGCCGAGCTTTTCCGTCGAACCAAGGATGACGCGCACTTCGCCGCGGTTGACCTGGTCGAACAGCGACTCCAGTGCGGCCTTGTTCTTGGCCTCGTGCACGAACCGAATCTCGGCCGCCGGGATGCCGCGCTGCACGAGCAGCTGCTTCATCTTTTCGTAGGTGACCTGGCGATCGCGCGCCTCCTGGGCGTCCTCGGCGTGCTCTTCCCAATAGTCGTCCACGATCGCCGTGCGCTGGTCCTCGTCGGTCACCCCCTGCAGCTTCCGCTTGAGCTCGTCGGGGTAGTCCGATTCCTTGACGGAGGCCTTCTCCTTGGGCGTGCCCATGTCCATGAACACGACCTGCGCGCCGCGATCGGCCGCGCTCTCGCGCCACACCTCGTGGATGCGCTGGGCGGCCTGGCGCAGCTTGGAGTTGGGCAGGTCCGGGCCGCCGACCAGCGTCGGATCAAGCGAGGCCTTCCTGGCGTCGCTGGTGATCTTGAGCATGTTGTCGGTCTTGCGGTCGCGCGGATCGAGCGCCGCGGCGCGATCGGCCAGGCGCTTCTGCTCTTCCTTGTGCCAGTCGGTCGACCTGATCTGGACCGGGATGCGCTCGCCGCCCTTCTCGGTGCCGACCATGCGCGGCTTGAGCGCTTCCATCTCGGGCACATCGACCGACATGCGCACGTCGGCGAAGTCCTGGAACATGCTCGACAGCTCGGGCACGTTGATGAACCGCGAGAAGCGGTACAGCATCTTGTTTTCGCCGGTGATCGTGGTCTCGAAGCTCGGGTGGGCTTGCCCGTAGGCCTTGGCCCAGCCGTCGAAGTGCTGCATCGCCTGGCGCTCGAGCTCGGGCCGCGCCAGGTAGCGCATCATCGTCCACAGCTCGGCGATCGAGTTACTGATCGGGGTGCCAGTGGCGAACACCACGCCGCGCCCGTTCTGCTTCGACTGCAGCCAGCGCACCTTGTTGAACATGTCCTGGGCGCGCAGCGCGCGCGAGCCCGGATTGAGGCCCTTGATCGAGCCCATCTTGGTCACGAACGGCAGGTTCTTGTACAGGTCGGCCTCGTCCACAAAGACCTGGTCGACGCCCAGCTGCTCGAACGTGAGTGCGCCCTTCTTGCGCTCTTTCTGATACCTGGCCAGCCGCGCCGCGTTGTCGCGGATTTGGGTCTGCGTCTTGACGATCATGGCCCGGATTTCCTTGAACGTCCGGTCCTGGTTCTTGGGCCCCTTGTAGCCCTCGTGCTCCATCTCGGGTCGCCAGTCGATGCCGTTTTCCTGGGCGTATTCCTCGGCGATCTTGATGACCTCGTTCAGGTCGCCCGTGAGCAGGTCGATGGTGGTCTGCGGGTGCAGCTCCAGGAGCGTGAACTGGCTCTGCGCCATGATGACCGCGTCCCAATCGCCAGTGGCGATGCGCGCCATGAGCACGTTGCGCCGCTCGGGGGAAAAGTCGGCCGTGGTCGGCACCAGCAGCCGCGCCTGCGGATACAGCCGCTGGAACTGCGCCGCGAACTGCGGCACCACGCTGTTGGGCGTGACGATCAGGTTCTTCTTGGCCAGCCCCAGGCGGCGCAGCTCCATCGCCGCGGCGGCCATCGTGTACGTCTTGCCGAAGCCGACCTCGTGCGCCAGCAGCGCGACACCCTTCTGGATGATGCGCCAGATGGCTGCCTTCTGATGCGGGTACAGGCCGATGCGCTGGTTGGTGCCATCCAGCGACAGGTGCATGCCGTTCCACTCGCGGTTTTTGAACACGTTGATGTTCTCGTTGTAGAAGGCGACCAGGCGGCCGGCGCGCTCGGGGTCGGACCACACCCAGCGCTTGAACTCGTCCCGAATCTCGAGCTTCTTCGCCTCGGCCAGGCGCGTCGCCTCTTCGTTGACGTAGCTGCGGCCGTCAGAGTCCTTGTCCATGACCCTGGTCTGCTTGCTGTTGAGGACGTCGTTGATGAGGTCAAACGGACTGCGCCGGTCGGTTTCCCAGCGCTGCTTCTTGGCCCAATCCATCCACGGCGCGGTGCGCACGTCCATCTGCCACGAGGCGTTGGCCGGCAGATAGCGATACCAGTCCATCGGGACGTAGGCGTAGGAGTTGGGGTTGCCGAGCAGGTCGTACACGAACTGGTTGACGTCGGTTTCGGGAATCCAGCCGACGCCCAGCTCGGCCAGAATCTCTGACGGGCCGACGTCCTTGGGCTGGTTGGCTGCCAGCGCATCCACGTTCGGCTGGTACATCGGGTTGCGCGCGGCGGCCTGCTCCGCGTCCTTGAGTTTTTGCCGCACGTTCCCCGACAAGTAATCGTCGGCCAGCACGTAGTGCCGATCGGCCGCGTCGACCTCGAGGTAGGCGCCGCCCTTCGGGTCCAGGAAGATCACGCCCTGGTTGAGCAGGTCGGTGGCGACGTCGGCGACGGAGTGGCCGGTCAGCGACGAGATGCGCGGCAGGTCGAGTTTTCCCGACTCGTTGAGCGCGATCATCAGGCCGTCTTTGGGCGACTCGGCGCGATCGACGGCGCGCCCGGCGCTCATCACGCGCCTGGTGAACATGGCTGACTTGAGCGCCGCCAGGTCCGCCGCGGTGATCGGTTGCTTGCGGTTCTCGGCGCCCTCCCAGCGGCGTTTGGCGGTGTCGTTCCACTCTTCGAGCGCGCGGAGAAAGAAGCCGCGAGGGTCGTCGCCCATCACACGGCGATTGGTGACGTCGTTCAGCGGCCGCCACTTGCGCACGTACTTGTCGTAGGCGGTGCGCAATGCCTCCTGGGCGCGCAGCACCTGGTGGTCGGGAGCGCCGGCGCGCTGCAGGTCGAGCACGGCATGCGCCATGTCGTTCAGCTGGAGCATGGCTTTGACGCGCGCTTCGCCATCCTTGACGTGAAACATTTGTTTCACGAGCTTCCCGGAACGGCTGACCATGACCTGCCCGTTCTGGATGGTGTAGGCGCCCTCGGCGCCGACGTTCGGGTCGACGCGCGTCGGCAATTCGACCTCGGCCGGCAGCAGCACGTTCTCCGGCAGCTTGGCCAGGACCCGCGGCAACTCCGTGTCCCACTCCCGCCCGGCGAGATGGAGCAGCTGGTAATCGTTAGGACCGAACTGACCGCGGCCGATGTGCTCGGCGCCCAGGAGATGGTCCGGGTTGGCGTCGAAGTAGGCGTTGCGGTAGATCGTCGCCTCGCGGTCGCCACCGCGCGTGGTCAGCGTGTGCTCGTTCGACTCGTACCACGGCACGCGCCGCGCCTCTTCTGGCGTAAGGGGTTGCTCGCGCTTGCGGAGAAAGATGATGTCGGTCTCGACGTGGGTGTCTTTGAACGTGTTGCGCGGCAGCCGCACGGCGAGCAGCAGGTCGCCTTCCTGCGCGATGCGCTGGCGGAACTTGAGCGCGTCCTCGGCGTAGCCGTCGAGCGTGAAGCGGCTGGTGATGAACGCCAGCACGCCGCCCGGCCGCAGCTGATCGAGCGTCTTTTTGAAGAAGTAGTTGTGGATGGTGCGCAGGTACGGCTGATCCAGGTACTCGACGTCGGTCACCTTGAAGTCACCGAACGGCACGTTGCTGATGGCCACGTCGATCGAGCCCTTGTTGATCGGCGCGTCCTGGTAGCCCATGCCGTGATAGACGTCGGCCTGCGGATAGAGATGCCGCAGCAGCCCGCCGGTGATCGTGTCCAGCTCGACGGCGGTCATCGCGGCCTTGGGCGCCAGCTGGTCCGGGATCAGCCCCAGGAAGCGGCCGACGCCGGCCGCCGGTTCGAGCAGGTTGAAGCGGCTCAGGTTTTCGATGCCCAGGCGGCGGAGCGCCTGCCACATGTGCCCGATCACGGTGGGGCTGGTGAACATCGCGTTCAGCCGCGAGGTGGCCAGTGCTTCCCACTCGGGCGACCCGGGCACGCCTTTCGCCCGGGTTCGCCACCCGGGGTCGATCAGGTCGCGCAATTCTTCGCCCAACGCCACGAACTCCGGGTCTGGCTTCGCCTTGCGCGACCTGGGAAAGGCGTCGTTGAAGGCGCTATCGCCCATGCCGCTGTAGCGCGCGAAGGCCTGCAGGTCCTCGACGGTTGGCTCGCCGCGGCTTTCCTCGAGCGCTTTCAGGCGGCGGATGGCGTCGACGTTGGCGCGGAAGCGCTCGCGCGGGCTGGCGGCCTCCTGCCAGGCCGCGTCACCGTCCGAGATGCGGTAGTTCTGGCCGAGCTTGACGTCGGGTCGCGCGGGGTCGACGCCCGGTCCGGGCGTGGCGGGTTCTAACTCTGGGGAAGGAGCGCCAGCACCTCGCGGCGAGCCTGGTCCCACGCCATCCACGCCGGGACGCCGGATCTCTCGAGGTTGCCCACCAGCCGCTTGCACCTCTGGACCCGCCGGTCCAGGTCCTGCTCCAGGTCCTTCTCCTGGACCAGGTCCCGGTACGACCTCGGGTCGTTGCTCTTCAGTCCCTCCAGGGCCTGCTCCCTCAGCTCGCTGTCGCTCGGCGGCTGAAACGGCTCGTCCTGCATCACCCGTAGTTTCGCGCACCCGGGTTGCGGTGTCAGTTGCGGTGGGTGCCAGATGCGCGCCGCGTTCGCGCAGCCAGCCGGCCGAGACAGGCGCGTTGATGGCGGTGCTGTCGTCATCCTGCGTCCGCCACATGTCGGCGCCCTCGTGCGAGACGACGGTGCTCATGCCGCCGCCGATGCGCTGGAAGGTGGCGCCGTGCCAGTCGGTCTGGCCGACCTCGAGCGGCGCGTCGATGTAGGCCTCCATCACCTGGAAGCGGCCGCTGTAGCCCCACGGGCCCAGCGTGATGCCGCGTCGCTCGGCCTCGGCGCGGATGGCGGCCAGGGCCCGCTCGAAGCGCGGGCTGAGCTGGCGGCCGCCGTACTGGCGCGGCAGGTCACCTTCGCCCGGCTCCACCTGGACCACGTTGCCGGGGAATTGCTCCAGGCGATTGACCGCGTCGACGGCGAAGGTCTCGTCGGTCTGTTCTTCCACGCCCATCTGACGGCGGATGGCGGCCTCGGCTTCGGACTGCGTTGGGTACGCCATCTCGAGCCCGATCTGCTCGTCAGGCCGACCCATATCGCGGTTCTCGATGTTCCAGGCGGTGACGCCGAATCGGCCGTCCGCCAGCTGGCGAACGCGGAACTCAGTCGTGAAATCCTCGGTCGTGAAGTGGCTCAGAAAACCCTCGGGTGGCGGACGGCCGTCGCTCTCCTGACGCCGCCGCTCCAGGTCGTAGGCCTCGAACCAGGCCGCACGTTCGGCGCGTGCCTCGGTCACGAGCAGGCCCTGCCGAATCGTGCGCGGCTGGCGCGTAAGCGCGGCCTGGCGCCCCTCCTGGCTGGCTTGCTCGATCGACTCGGGCGAGCCCAACGCGATGGTGCCAGCGGCGCGTTCGTCGGCGCCGCGCTCGTAGCCGCGCACGAGCGCCTGACGGATCGCCTGCCCCTCCGTGGTGCGGTCATCGCGCATGAGCTCGCCGCCGCGGAGCAGCTTGGGATCGTTGTGCGCGTCGATCAGCTTGCTGCCGCGCAGCCCGTGGTCGTAGCCCAGCTGCTCGGCCTGCGCGGTCATGGCCGCCAGGTCGCCACCCGTGCGCTGCACGTATTGCATGGCCTTCTTGACCAGCGCTTGCGGCGTCGACGGCACCTTCTGGCCGGTCTTGCGCACGGCCTCGCGGAAGGCATCGAGCGCCGTCGTGAGCTCGGGCGTCTCCCGATCGTAGGAGGGCCATTGCGAGATGGTCGGGTCGAAGCCGGCGTCCTCGAGCGTGCTGACCAGTGTGAGCGCCTGGTTGCGCATCGAACGTGGCGCCTGCATACGGAGTTCCCAACGCAGCGGCGCGGCTGGTTCCGCAGCTTGCTCTTCCAGCAGCGGCATCTGCCCGGGGAGCACGCGCGCGGGCGCCTCGGCGGGCGGCTCCGTCCCAGGTTCGGGCCGCCGCCAGCTCGGCTCCATGTAGGTCAGCGCTTGCTGGAACGCACGCGGGTTGTACGGCTGCCGATCGGCGGCATTCAGCAGCCCCTTGCGCGCGTTATCCAGGTCCTCATACGCGACGGGCTGGCGCCAGTCGATATCGGTCTGCAGCACGTTCCAGGCCTTCACCCGCGCTTCATTCACGTCGCGCGCGCGCATGACCGCTTTGGCGTTGCCCTCTGCGTCGGGCGGCCACTGCACCAGCCACACTTCGTCGGCGCCGATATCGCGGATCGCCAGGCCCGTGTCACCGATGATGTGCACCTGCTCGGGCCCGCCGATCGGCGTGCCAACCTCGTCGCGGTCCTGGAAGGCCTCGGTGCGCGTGATCGGCCCAAGCCCCTCGTCGGCCGCGCGCTGGACCAGCTCGGTCGCGCGCTCGGGCGTGTACTCGGGCACGCCAGGGAAGAAGGCGCCCAGGTTCAGCTCCGCGCGCTGCCTGGTGCGCAACGCCTGCTGCACCTCGGGCCGCTGCGCCGCGCGCATCGTGGCACCCAGCGCCGGCCTGGCACCGACACCAGCCGTTACGCCGACCACACGCGCGAGCGCCAGTTCCTCGGGCGTGACCGCCGCGGCCGCGGCGTCGCGTGTCGCCTGCCGCTCTTCGGGCGTGGCGTTCGGGTTGGTCGCCAGCAGCTGCTGCTCGGCCTCGTTCGCCTTGTCGTTGCGCACCTTCTGCTCGGCCGTCTGCAGGCCGACCGCGCCGCCGAACACCGTCTCGCCCGGCGACAGCACGCGCCCCGCCACGTTGCCCGCCACTTCGGCCGCGCGCACGCCGCGCGCCCCAGCACCCACGGCTCGAGCGCCGGCACCACCGACCCGCGCCACCACGCCGGCTTCGGGCGCGAAGTTGAACGGCCCGCCCTCGGCCAGGCCTTTGACCAGCGGCAGCCGCGCGGCCACGTTCCACGGGCCCTGTCCGAGCGGCGAGTTGGGGTCCTGCGCCATGCGCCAGTAGGCGTCGAAGGCGGCGTCCGGCCCCTGCTCAGCGTGCACCTGGCGCAGGAACGGCGCGCGCTCGCCGTACAGGTTGTTGACCAGGTCGCCCAGCACGTTCTTGGTCGCTTCGGTGACGCCGGTGATGCCCTCGAACGCCAGCCCGACGCCGCCGCCGGCGAGTGCGGCGCCGACCTGGAGCGGCTCGCCCGTCTGCCATGCGCGGTTCACCTCGGCGCCGGCCTGCTCGAGTCGGCGCTGCGGGTTGAAGCGCATCTCCTGGCGGTTGAAGGCCGCCGATGGCTGTACCAGCGTCTCGGGCTGCTGGATGGCTTGCTGCTCGATCGCCGCGGCGCCGGGGATTTCCTGGAAGCCGAGACCCTGGCCAACCGCCTGCACGATGGGCGACTGCACGGCGCCCTGGACGGTCTGTCCGAGCCCGCTTTCGCCGAGCTGCTGGAGCGCCTGGTCCTTTAGCTGCCCGGCGGCATTGCGCGACTGGTCAATGTAGTCGAGCAGGTCCTTCCAGGGGTCCTGGACTGGCCACACGGGTTTTTCTTAGGCCTGGGCGACGATGATGACGCTCACGTCAGTCTCGACGGCGTTCGACAGCAGCTTCCAGTACGGCCAGCCAACGACACTGGAGGGCAGCTGGCACGCCCAGTTCTTGTTCGCCGGGATGGTGACCAGGGCCGTGCCGGCGTACAGCGGACGGTACTGGCCGTTGAGCGTGCTGCTGACCAGGAAGCTGAGCGAGGTGCCCTGGAAGTTGGCCGGCAGGATGATGCCGCACGTCCCGAAACCGCGGCTGTCGAACGGTTCGCTGGTCGTCACCCCGCCTGGCGGAGCCACGGCCGGCGTGAGCGTGACCTGGATCGAGGCACCGCTGTTGGGCAGCGTGCCGCCGCTGCTGCTCAGCGTGACGGGGTAGCTGAACACGCCGCCGCTGCTCGAGGGCGCACCCGATACCGTGTACACGGCGAAGCGCGAGTAGTCGGTCGCCTGCTCCAGGCGGATCGAGTCGCCGGCCTTGATGGTCGCCTGCGAGGTCGTGGTGTCGGTGCCGTCGCCGGTCAGCGAGTGAATCTGCAGCTGCGTCGCGGTCGCCCAATCGCGCGAGTTGGTCCGGACCTGACCGCTGGCCGGTGGCGGGGCCTGCGTATTCCAGTTCCAGAACGCGCTGGTGGCGTATTGGGCCGCTTCCATCACCATTGCCTTGTTCTGATCCAGGAACAGCTTGGTGGACTGCGTATAGGCGCGGGTCAGTTCCATCGACATGGCAGTGGCCACACGTTCGAGCGCCAAGCGCCAGCGGCCAACGCCGCTGCCCCGCCTTACTCAGTAAAGATCCTTCCCAGCAGTTGGAACACCTGCAGGATGACCAGCACCAGCACGACCGCCGAGACCACTGCTATGGCCAGCGTAGTCAGTCTGGCTTCCCAATGGTCCTGGTAGACGGCGCGCTTACGTGCGATCTGGATCGAGACGCTGAACTCGAGCCCGACCGATGAACGCCGTTCGTCGGGGTCTTGTGGCTTGTCCTGCACTCACAGCTTCCCGACAATGACCATCCCGTGTCTAGAGCCTGCCCACTACCGCGAGCCCATTCCAGGTGCCCCACTCCGCGGCCTCGTCGGCGCTCAGCACCTGGCCGACACCTTTCCAGGACGGGGCGGGGTTGGCCAGGGCGATCACGCCGGGGCCCAGCGTGCGCGCGCCGGTGTGGTGATACCAGCGTGCGCCGTTCATCTGGAGCGGGTAGGCGCCGGCCCACGCCAGAATGTCCTGGCGGGTGAGGTACTGGCGGCGCACGGCGATGTAGCCCAGGCTGGCGAACATCGTCTCGAGGTCGAACATGTCCGCCCTGGCCAGCCCATAGTCGGGCGAGATGGCGCCGTAGTACGTCGCCGCGCGCAGCGCATCGACCACGTCCCATTCGGTCCACGGCCGCCCCAGCCGATCGTCGCCCAACGCATTAAGCAGCCACGCACTCGAGGCCGCTGAGCAGGTCCAATCGGCCTGCTGGATAACCGCCGGCTCGGTCGGGTCGTACTCGATCGCTGGTTGCGGCGGCTCGGGATCGGGCGGAAACGGCTCGCGCGGTGTGTGCCGCCAGACTGGCGTCCACCAGGCGGGCATTAGAGTGGGTCGTTGGCCAGGTGCGGCCCGTTGTCCGCGGAGTATTCGATCACCGCGCCGGACGCGAACGCGCGTTGCACCACGCCGGCGGCGATCTGGATGGCGTCGCTGATCGGCGGGCCCAGGTACTGCGGCGGGTCGGCCGACTTGAGCGACCGCCAGTAGCGGTAGGTCGGGTCGTCAACGGACGTCCAGTATTGCCCCCACACGATGTGGTCCAGTTGGCTTCCGCTCATCGCTTGAACTCCGCTTGCCAGAACTTGCGCCCGATGCGCCGCACAAAGAGCAGATGGGTCAGAAACGCCCGGTCCTCGGTGGCCAGCTTGCACAGAGCGCAGCGCCGTCCCGTCTCGGGGTCACACGTGCAGTTGCGCGCGATCGCCCGCTCGAGATCGGCGGCTTCCTGCTCGGTCGACTCGATAATCACCACACTCACTCGGTGTCGCCCCAGGTCTCGAGCGTGTCGGGCACGGGCCCACCTGGCAGCAACTCGAACGCGGCACTCATGGGAAAACCCCATGCGGACGGAAAGACGGTGACCAGCCGTTGCTCGCGGTCCGAGCACACGCTGCAGCGGTAGGCCATGTGGCGCATGGTGTTGGCGAGCCACTGCGCATAGGTGACCACCGGGCGGTTCTGATCCTTCGGCCACCAGCACGTGCGACAGCCGACCCACACGAAGTCGGGCTCGAGCACGGCGGCCAGGACCTGATCCACCATCTCGTCCGCCAATTCGTCGGCGTCAGGCGGGCTGGCCAGGACCTCCATCAGCGGCCGCCCCTGCTCGGTCATGCCGCGTAAGCCGTGCGCGCCTCAGTTGGCTGCCAGCGCCGCTGCTCCTTCTCGAGCCAGTCGCTCACCGGCATGAACAGCTCGGCCTCGTTGCTGTACTGAGCCTTGGTGGTCGGGCTGGCGACGTCGTAGCCGAGCCGCGAGACGTTGCGCGGCGCCCACCCGCTGAGCCCGGTCGGCGCCTGCTGATTGGTCTGCCGCCAGGCGCCCAGCATGGCGTCAGCCCACGGCCGCCACGGCACGCCCGCGCTCTCCATGCCGTAACGCATGGCCGACTGACCGAACGGACCCAGGTTGGTGAACTCGTCGGCGCTGGGCGGGCTCGGCCAGCCGCTCTCCATGCCCTCGTACTGCTGATCGACGTTGGCGTAGTCCGACCAGTCGCCCGCGCCCGAGCCGACCAGGTCCTCCCACCCGAGCGCCTTCTGCGAGTACGCGCCCGACGTCGCGCCCGGCACGGCGTCCTGCCAGCTGCCGCTGGTCGGGCTCTGCGCCGGCCCGGTGATGTTCTGGAGCAGCTGCGCGGACTGCTGCGACTGTGGCGGTGGCCACCCGAACCCGCCGGAGGCCTCCGGCGAGCCCAGGTCGCCGGGCGCGGGTGAACGCCCGGTCAACCGCGAAATCCACGGACTGCCCGCGGCCGTGCGGCCCCAGGTGGCGAGCACGTTGGAGCGGCCGGTGATGCCGGCCACGTCGCGCTCGGCCTGTGCCCGCTGTTTGGCCAGCTCGGCGGCCGCGGCTTGCGCGCTCTCCTGGAGCTTGAGGTTCCAGCCGCCTTCGGTGTCGGCCTGCGCCGGGTTGTAGCGCGGCTGGTAGGAGACCAGGTTGCCGTCCGCGTCGTAGACGAACTCCCAGCCATTCTGGCTCTGCGTCGTGAACGGTCCGCGCGCGCGCTGCGCCGCGGCCGGATTGGTGGTGCCTGGTGCGGTCGAAACGTTGCCGCCGGTGGTGCGCGCATAGGCATCCACGACCGATTCGCCACCGGGCCAGCCGGCGTTACGCAGCTCCTGCTCCATCTGCGCTTCGGTGCGCGCGCCGTTCTTGGTCTGATAGACGCGGCTCGAGCTGCTCGCATTCGCCGTGGGCGTGGCCGCGGCCGCAGTGGACGTCGCGGCGGGCGCCGTGGGCTGCGCGGCCGTGCCCTGGCCCGCCAGTCCTTCGGCGCTCTGGCTGGCGGTGCCATCCGGCGCCTGCGTCGCCATGCCGGTGTCCTCGTACACGGCTGATGACTCATCGCCACCCCAGGTGGTCTTGCGGATCACGCGGCCGCCGTCCGCGTAGTAGACGACTTCTTCACCCTCGCCCTGGCCGGAGCCGAACGCCCACGGATCGCCGCCGCCGGCGCCGATCGGCGTGTTGGCCCAGCCAGTCATATTGGTCGGGTACTGGTCGTCCGGTGCCGACAGCGCCCACGGGTTGCTGGGCGCCCGTGGCGGGCCGTAGCCCCAGCCCTCGCCCTGGCCGGAGCCTGGATTCAACTCGTCCTGTGGCATGCCTTCCATGTCGGGCATTCCTCCCAGCACGTCGCCCACGCCCGGCAGGGCATTCGGGTCGGTGAAATCGCCGTTCTGGCCGCGCACGCGGTAGTCCAGGTGGGCGCCGGTGGATGCTCCGGTGCTGCCCACCTGGCCTACCGGCTGGCCAGCCTGGACGGGGTCGCCAACCTGCACGTTGGCGTCCGCCAGGTGGTTCAGCTCGTGGCTCTGTCCGGCCTCATCCTGGATGACCACGGACAGCCCGAGATCGCCGCGCTCGCCGACGTAGACCACGGTGCCGGTGACGGGCGCCTGCGCCGGCGTGCCTTCGGCCGCCTGGTAGTCGACGCCCTTGTGATAGGGCGTCTCGTTGGACACCGGCTCACCGAACTGGTTGCCCTGGCCGACCACGGCCTCGGGCGGCACCGGGCTCATCGAGCCGCCTGGTGGCGGTACGGGCGGCTGGCCGAGCTGCGGGCCGGCACCGAGCGCCGCCAGGTCCTCCATCGGGTCACCCTGGCCCGAGCCGAAGTCCCACTCGCCCCCGCCAGCTGGACCGTGCCATGTGCCGCTGTTCGGGTCCCAATAGGTGCCGTCCGGACGGACCCAGGTGCGGCGGGTGTCGTCCCACTGCTCACCTTGCGGGTGCGCCACGCGCTCCATCACGTTGCGGCCGTCGTTGGGCACGCTGGAGCGGCCGCCAAAGAGATTGCCGGCCGCGTTACCAATGTCGTCCCACGACCACGGCATGCTCGGCCAGCCGCCGCCCTGGCTGCCGCCTGGATACATGTAGCCGCGCGGATAGGCCCCGGAAATCGAGTTGGAGCCAGTGGGTGAGGCGGTCGGCGTGGCCGCCGGTGGCGTGGGCGCGGCCGCGTTGTAGCCGACGTCGGCGCTGTACGGGTCGCTGGCCGGCTCGTAGGTCCACGAGTCGTCGCTCCATTGGGTGTCTTTCCACCACTGGCCGTCGTCGTGCTGCTGGACGGTGCTGGTGACCGGCGTCTTGCCCGCGCCGCCGGCCGCGGCGCCGCCGGCCGTGCCGCCCTGCTGGCTCGGGTACATGTAGCCACGCGGGAAACCGCCGCTGATCGAGCCGCTGACCAGGGGCGGCGCCGTGAACTGGCGCGAGCGATCGGTGCCGGGCGGATACATGGCGCCATACGGGAAGCCGCCGCTGATCGAGCCGCTGACCAGGGGCGGGGCCGTGAACGTGCGCGGACCGCCCTGACCGCCGGCCGGTTGCCCGCCCGGTGAGGCCGGATTCATGGCCGCGTCGGCGGCGTAGGGGTCACTGGCCGGGGTCGGGAGGCTGCCTGGCGGGAAGTCGACGTCGAGATTGCCGACCGGCTGGGCGGGAGTGGGCAGGCTGCCTGGCGGGAAGTCGACGTCGAGATTGCCGACCGGCTGGCTGGGCGTCGGGCTGTTTGGCGCGGCCGTCACGTCGCTCGCGCCGATCGCCGATGCGGCCGTGAGCTGCGGTGTGGGCCGCGGCTGCCCGGTGGGTTGCTGGCCCTGGATCGTGGGCGCGGTCTGCGGCTGGAGGATCTGCGGCCACTGGTTCTGTACGCCGCCGCCGGCGTTCTTGAACGCCTCCTGGACGTTGGGCGGCTGGCCCCAGGCGCCGCTGTCCTCGTAGGCCGGGCCCCACTGGCCGCTGAACGCGGAGCCGACCAGCGCGCTGGGCAGGACCACCGTGCCGTAGGGCGTGCCGGCGCCAAACATCATCGGCTGCGCCATCTGGCGGTCCTGGACCGCCGCACTCTGCGCCGCGACCAGCCGCGTGTTGCGCAGCGACTCGTTCTTGTACCAGCTGTCCACCGCGGCGACGGCCATCTTGTAGGCGTTGTCGTCGCGGTCGGTCTGCCAGCGCCGCTGCGCCTCGGCCATCTGGACCTGGTAGGCCTGGTTCAGCTCCTGCTGCTTGAGCGCGATCTGCTCGGGCGAAAGCGCCGGGTTCTGCGCCTGTATCTGGCCGCCCGGCCCGACCTGCATCTGACCCTGTCCCAGCACCGTGGGGCCGGCCGGGTTGCTGGCCAGCACGCTGCCGGTGGGGCCGACCAGGGATTGATTGGCACCCAGGACGGTGTTGCCCGCCACACCGCCCGCGCCGGACGTGTTGGAGATGATGCGGCCGTCCGGCATGACGGCGATCGCGCCCTTGGCCACGGTGATCGGGCGCACGGTGGTCGCGGCCTGGCCGGTGGCGCCGATCGGCACCAGGTCGGTGCCGGCGCCGCTGGCGGACTGTCTGAGGAAGTAGCGCGCGCCGCCGCTGCCGAGATAGGTGTGGCGGGCGAGCGTGGTTGGATTCAGGTAGTAGCCCTCGGCATCGGTCGGCAGCGACTCGATCGCCGAGCCACCAGTGCCGCCAATGTTCGGCAGCCCGAGCCCACCACCACCCTGCAGGCCTGGTAGCCCACCGACCGGACCGAGATCGTCGTCCATCATCCCTCCACCCGCGCCGGCTTGCGCGCGCGACTGTGCCACCAGGTTCCCGACCTGGTCGTCGCCAACCTCGGCTGCGGCCTGCTGCGCGGCGCCCAGGTACTGCCGATAGGCGCCGTTCAAGTACACCGACCAGTGGTTCCAGCTGCGCGGCGTGCGCGCCAGGTTCAGCGCGACCTGGGCGTTGTAGAGCGGGTCCACGAGCTGGTCGGGCGTGCCGCGTCCGCCGAGCTCGTTGTTGACGCCGCGATTGACCTGCCACAAGCCGTAGGAGTTATCCGGCGGCTGGTTGTTCCAGTTGTTGGTGATGCCGCTCGACTCGGCCAGCGCGATCGCGGTCGCGTACACGGCCTCGCCAGGGGAAAAGCCCGCCTGGCGAGCAACGGCATACACCTGCTGCGGAGTGAGTTGGGTGCCAGGGCCGTATCGAGCCACGCCGAGAGCTTCCGCCCTCAAGCGCTAGACGCTAAGGCCTCTGCCTGCCCCCAAAATCGACAGAAGTGTCGATTTTCAGGACGGTTTCTTCATGCCCTTGCGCGCCGGCAGCTTCGACTCGTTGACGCCTCTGAGCTTGTTGCGCGCCTCGGTCGGCGAGAAGCCGGGCACCTTGCCGCCGGCCGCGGCGCCAAACAGTCGGGCTTGGCTTTTACTTACTGGTGGTTTGTAGCGTTTTCCGCCCGGCATAGAGCAAGGCCCTCCGTATCTCAGCTCGCCGCTTGGGCGAGAGCATGGCGAACAACGTGAACATGACTCCGCGCGCACGGTGCCCGTGAATCTGCCAGGTGTGCACGGGCTGTCGACTCTTGACTCCGCCACCTGGCCATTGCTCGTGCAGTGCGATCTTTCCGCCAAATAGCGTGACTAGCCGCTCCAGCGGCTCGCGCTGGACCTGTTTGACTCCGACGACTTCCGTGCCATTGGCGCCACGACTGAACCAACCTTCACCTTCGAGGAACCCGGCTGCCCAATAGAGTTGAGCGATCGAGGGCGAGGCCACGGCTTTGACAGTCCCGGGCCGATCAACCCCCAACCCGCCTCGTCGGTGCACGGTGAGCGGATCGCCATATCGCTGCCAGCGGTGGTAGTGCATCGTGCACCACCCTCTCGACTTCGAGCGCCTCGCACACCCGTCGATTGCACAAGCACCGGCCATTGCCCATCTCCCTGCAAGCCGAGATGTGCGTCGGTCAGGCCGCAGGCTTTTGCAGGTGCGCTTACGGGGGTAGCTAATCCCACCTGACTGACGCACCCTCATTGTCGCTCATAGGTCAGGCGGTGGGCCGAGCCGGCCGTCCCGCTCGCGGCGCCTGAGTCGACGCTCGAGCATGCGCTCCAGGTCGGGCTCGAGTGGCGCGCCGTCCGCGCGGCGGGTTTCGTATTCGTTCAGGCGCTTGCGCGCGTCCGCGGTGACCTGCCCCCAGCGACCGAAGTCGGCCGGTGGCGGCAGCAGCTTGTAGGCCGGCGGCACGATCGTCTCGTGCCACGGCGTGGTTGGGCGCGGCTTCACGACGCTGACCGCCGCACAACCCAGCCCAGCGGACTTTCAGCAATCCTGAAGCCCTCGATCAGCAGGATCAGGCGCTGCTCGATACACAGGTGCGGCACCAGCGCTGATTGCGTCGGCCGCAGACGTCGCAGCCGATCCAGGATCACGTCTCGGCCTCGATCTCGGTCTCGATCTCGCCGTTGGGCACCAGGACCAGGCCGGCCTCGGCGGCTTGCAGGTCGCGCTGCACGCGCTTCCAGACCCGCTCGGAGCCGGCGAACTGGCGCGCGACGTCGTCAAACCGCCCGGGTGGAATGGGCAGGTAGGCGTTCAGCACGAAGCCCGACGAGCACGCGCTACAGCGGTAGAGCGGGATCGGCCCGGGCATGCGCGTGAGCTGCAGGTGCGTGCACTTGTCGGCAGGAATGTCCATTTCGCTCAAGCCTCCGCTTGTGGCTCGCCGGTCAGGTCGACCACCGTCACGCCGAAGGCGTGCAGGATCTGGACGATGGTCCCGCTCGAGCCGAGCACGTCCCAGGTCCTGGTTGCCAGGTGGCCGACGAGGCGCGTCAGCCGCAGCGTGTCGTGCGGCCCCCACGTCAGCACCGCCGCGGTCGGCAGTTGCGGAGGCGCCGGCGGCGCAGGCGGAATATTTTGGGAATATTCTGCCGGCGGATTCGGCATGGGCGGCGGGACGATCTGCTCGGGGTGCAGGCCCAGCTGGCGCAGCTCTTCGGCGATCTCGGGGTCGAGCACCGCCGCGTAGTCCTCGCCATTCAGCTCCGGCGGGTCGGCCACGATCGGCGGCGCGTGGTAGGTCACGCTCGAGGCCTGGGTCTGAGGAAAAGCCGGCATCGGCCCACTGGTGATGCGCGGGGCGCGCACCGGGCCGCCCACGCCGTTGCTGACCAGCCGCGCGGCGCGCTCCATGTTCAGCGCCGTGACCTGGTCGTTATCGAGTCCATCGCTCAGCGGTGGCTGCTGTGGCTCTTCTCGCTTGACGAACTTTCCCTTGCTATCGCGGGGCATGTTGAGAAAACCTCCTAACTAGGCCGCCCCATTCGGGCTGCGGGTGGGTGAGCCGCCGGCCAATGCGGCGCCCATCTGAGGACCTGTGCCCGGGTTCTGCAGCGTGTCGTTGCCGCCCTGCGCGCCGGCCTGGCTCGGGCCGATCGCCGCGGGCTGCTGCGGGCCAGAGCTTTCCTCGGCGTTCTGCATGTTGAAGGCGCCGGCGGCGACCATCATCTCGAACATGTCCGGGGCCCATTCGCGCAGCCGCTCGGCCACGTGCGCCTGGATCATCAGCGGGTGGTTGTCGCTGGTTTCCAAAATCAGCTCGCGCTCGGCATCAGTCACGCTGTCGATCAACTCGGGGACGAAGCCCCACGCGCGTTTGCGACTCAGGAACTTGGCCGCCACGAGCTGGGCGAGCATGAGTGCGCGTTGATAGACCTCCTGGCCGAACTGCGGGCCCAGGTTGACGTCCTTGCGGTAGTAGCCGCGAATGTCGCGCGGGCCAACGGTGATGAGCTGCAGATCGGATGCGGCGCCCTGGTCGCGCTTGGCGGCCGGCAGGCTGACGGGCTGGCGGTGGATGCGCTCGAGGATTTGCTCGGCGATGGTCAAGCACTCGGTCAGTCCGCGGGCGAGCGCGCGCGAGGCGTTCAGCACCTTGCCGCGATCGACGCCCTGGACCATGTTCAGCGCCAGCGCCGAGCGGATGCCGGGCGGCATCTGACCGGCCGCGGCGCCGAGCGCGTTCTGGCGCGTGGCCAGCCGCAGCCGTTCCCATGCGTCTCCAACCGCGGGGAGCGGTCCTTCGCCGGCGAACGGCTCGACGGTTTCGCCGGGGTTCAGGTTGAAGCTGGTGCCTGGAACTTGCGAGAACTGGCGGCCGTCGAGGAAGCGCGTGAGCGTGACCGGCCAGGCCGCGCGGGACGTGATGGCCACGAACTGCGACGCCATGATCGACTCCAGCTCGTAGGCCTCTTTGCCGTTGGTGAGAAAACCGCGGTACTGGCGCGCCTTGTCGCCGGCCGCGGTCGGCAGCTGGCGGAACGCGAACTTGACGAATGGGATGCGGCCGTACTCGTTGGCCACGAAGCCGTCGTTGTCGGCGGACGGGTAGAACGGCTGCTCGTTGACGAAGGCGCACCGCCAGGAGTCGTTCCAGTATTGGGTGAAGGTGACGTACTGCGTCGGCGACATGCCCATCGTGATGCGCCGGATGGCCGGGAAGATCGACGGCGGGAACCAGTATTCGAGATCGCTGACGGTGCGCTGGTAGTGCTGGAACAGGTGCAGCGGATGGCCGGTGTGCGACTCGATGGCGAAGCACGTCCCGCGCTCCTGGAGCTCGAAGGTGAAGGGCACGTGCATGCGCCGCTGCAGGTCCCAGGCATCCACGCGCGCGCCGTAGCTGGCAGCGCTCTCGTTGCGGTCCGGCGTAGGCGGGCTCTGCAGGTGCTCCGGGAGCGGCTGGTAGCCGACGAACACCCAGCGCGCGCGGTGGACGAGCATGCCCCACAGCACCAGCTCGATCACGTCCATGTCCTCGCGCCACGAGCTCAGCAGCGCGCGACACCACTTGCTCCGCGCGTCCGCCAGCTTCTGCCATTCCTCGGTCGCTTTGGCGGCGGGCACGGTGACGCCGATGTACTGGTCCGGCTGGACGGCCTGGACGCCCTGGTCGACGTCGCCCGGCGCCGTACCCAGGCGCACGGTGCGGTAGCCCTCGGGCGCCGGGATCGAGAACTGCTGGAAATACAGGTCCTCTTCGGCTTGCGCGGCCGAGTCGAGCTGCGCCTCCTGCTGCCACTGCTCGTGCAGCCACTGGAGGACCTGGTTACGGGTCGGCTTGGGCGACGGCACTTAGATCAGGCGGGCAACTGCGAGGGCGGCGATCAGCACGAGCGGGATTTTCGGATCGGGCACGCCGAAGATCAGGAGGATGGCGACCAGGACCAGGACGATGATGGCGAGTATCCAGCCAAGGGTGATGGGCTGAATGGTGAGGTTCACGACACACGCTCCCACGGATAGCGGTTCTTGATGAGCTGGCCGAAGGCCTGGCCGACGCTCGGGGCGGTGTGCAGCTGCTCGAAGATCTCGGCCGGCACGTCGTGGTAGCGATACACGCCACCCGTCGTGGAGAAGGTGACCTCGAGGTCGTTCGTCTCGTCGTCGTAGCGCAGCTGGCTAATCATGGTCGAGCCCTCGACGGGCACGGTGAGCTCGGGCACGGCTCAGCGTTTCGACTTCGATTTCGACTTCGATGCGCTCTTTGCCTTGGCCTTGGGGCGCGACGGTTTGGCGCGGTTGGCGGTCGGCGCGGCGCCACCAGGTGCCGCCGGCATGGGCATCGGTGCACCCATCCCACCGCCCATCGGGGCGCCCATCCCGCCCATCGGCATTTGCGGCGGACGACGGAGGCCGGCGCTCGGGCCGGGGACTGGCATACGTGGCATGGCCGGAGCGTGGCCCCCCGAGCGCCACGGGCCAACGCCGCTGCCCCAACACCCGTAGCCACAGCAGGGCGGACAGGCGCAACGCTGGCCGTGGCCGTGCAAGCACAGCCAGGCGTTGCGCCTCACGCGCTGCGCAGGTAGCTGCGCGGGCTGTGACTGCGCCGCGCGGCGCGCATGCGCAGGTCCTCGAGCCAGTTGCGGCCGAGCGGCAGATTGCTGTCCGGCGGCGGCCCGAAGTCGCGCAGGTAGCTGGTGGTGCGCCCGGGCTGGACCAGGTGCCGAAAATAGATGTGCGCCAGATAGCGCAGGCAATCGGCCAGGTGGTTGTAACGATCGCGCGGCTTTTCCGAGAGCGGCTGATCGTCGCGGCGCGGCTTGCGCCAGCGGTAGAACTTGGCCTCCATGCGCATGTTCGCGCACGACGGATCGCAGAAGTAGTGCGAGGCCTGCTGCATGCGCTCGACGTCGCGCTCGGTCGCGGCGTTATCGGCCAACCGCTCTTCGAGCTCGATCGTCGCGTTCAAGCGCTGCTCGCCGTCCAACTTGGGCAGGTCCTCGAGCCAGAAGCCCATGTCGGCCAGGACCAGCGCCAGCTTTTCCTGCTGGTACTGGTGCCACAGCTGCGGGTCGCGCAAGAGCGCACCGACCACCGGCAGCGACTCCGCGACGTCGGGCTTGCCCACTTTCTGATGGCCAGGGTGCGCCGGGTCGTCAACCATGATCGGCTGCGACGGCCAGCCGGCGGCACGCCAGTTGTCGACCTCCATGTACCACGAGCCCTGGTCGACCCACAGCACCTGGACGTTTCGGCGCCACGGCCGCTCGTCCAGCGCCGCGGCGACCTGACCAGCCGTCACCCCGCGCTGGTAATACTCGTCGATCTGATGCGCGCGATCGCGCCACACCTGGTACACGCCGACCGCGTATTCGTTGATGCCGCCGGACGGGTCGGCCACACACACGATCGGGTGGGTGTCGTCGTACAGGACGGGGCGGACGTGGACGCGCTCCTTGAACTGGTGCAGCACGCGGTGCAGCTCGCCGCTCGGTCGGGCGCCGTAAATGGCGGCCACTTCGGCGGCCGTCGACTCCTTTTCGGCGTCCCGGATGGCTTGTGAGCGGCGACCGAGCGGAAACTTGAAGAAGTTTTCCCAGGTCGCGCCCTGAAAGCCCTCCCACGGCGATTCGGCGTCCTGTTCGTGCATGGCCTGGTAGCAGCGCTGCCAGAACCAGGTCTCGTCATCCTGCGCCGAGCTGATGATTAAGGCCTTGCCTTCTTTGTCGGCCAGCGTCGGCAGCACCAGCCGCCGGAACTGGTCGCCGGACAGGTACTCCGATTCGTCCATGACCACCAGGTCGATCGACGTGCCGGCCGCGGTGCGGTCGTCCTCGAGCGAGATGCCTTCGATGCGCGAGCCGTTGTGCAGGACGATCAGCTTCTCCTGCTCGATGTTTCTCCATGTGCTGGCTTCCGCTCGCTGGCCCAGGTCCTCGAGCAGCTGGCAGACCATGTCAAAGACGCGGCCGACGCTCTTGTTGATCGGCGCCGCGACCCATATCCACGAGCGCGGCCGTGCCAGCGCGAGTGAGACTGCTTCGCGCGCGGCATGAAACGACTTGCCGCCGCGGCGACCCCAGGCGACGATGCGAAAGCGAGCCTCGCTGCGCGCGACAGCCTGCTGCCAGGTCCAGCGCCCGGGTATGCCGTCGAGCGCCCACTGCTCGGTCTCGGCCTGGTAGGCGCGATAGGCGGCCTCGCGCTTGTGGCCATTGGTCATATGACCTAGGTCATCCAGGTGCGCGCGCACCTCGAGCTGCATGTCGGCGTCGGCCGGCATGTAGATGCCGCCGGGGATGTAGCCGACGCGCTTGAAGGACTCGAGCCGATCGGCGGCATGGAAGGGCTTGTAGGTCTGCGAGCGGGCCTCGGCGCGCAGCACCAGGGCCTGCACCGGGTTGGCCTTCTTGGACTCGGTCAGCCGGCGCGCGTTGACCTGGCCGTGGTGGCGCCCCAGCTCGTTGAGAAAATCCTTGACGTCGGGCGCGCGTGGCGGGCTCAGACCAGGACCTCGTCTAGCAGCCAGCCGCATTCGCGGCAATGTGTCCACGGCCGCTTCGGGTCGTCGTCCACCATGCGCCAGCAGCGCGCGCAAATGCGGCGTGAGCGCGCGGCACGGCTGGTCGCGTCCAGCTGGCGATCGCTGTTGTAGCGCCGATCGCGCGCCAGGACGGCGCGTTTCAGAGAATCCACTACGACTTGCCCATGACCCGATCGCGCACGGCGAGCACGATGGTCCGAAACAGGTCCGGGTCGTCGGTCAGGTAGGCCTCGACAATCAACAGCGTCTCGCGCACGGCGGCGTTGACCTCGTTGCGCACGACCTCGCTCTTGCGTGATTCCGTGTAGCGCTGGCCCTGGTCCAGCAACTTTCTGAGCAGGTCGAGGGCCTTGGTGTAGTGCGGTGTGTCGACGGACATGCCCTGCTGCTCGGCGCGGCGGATGTTGACCCAGGTGCCGGCGACCATCTGGCACAGCAACCTGTACTGCGGCCCGTAGGCGCCGTAGTGGTCCAGCAGCTCGTCGCGCACCTGCTGGAAGTACGGCCCCCACTCGCCCTTGAACATGGGCTCCTTGACGGCGTACCAGCGCGAGTAGTTGGCCGCGGCGCGGCCGCGCTTGCCGGCCGCCATCGCCTCTTCGCGCGACTTCCAGGCGCCGCCGGGGCTTTTGAGCGGGGGGCCGCTGGGTTTGGGCATGTCGGGGTGGAGCTCTCTCAGTGTTGGGCGTGGCGGGCCCGGTGGGCGGCCGGTTGGGCGGCCAGTTCGTGGTGTCACCACGGACACGAGCGTGACGGCTTCACGTTGCCGCCGACAACGCGGCTGCCTGCCTGCCGTTCATGGGGATGACGAACTCCGATTTGCGCTCGGAGATGAGCGTATCGAGGACCTGCAGGCAATACGGCCAGCCCTTCATCTTGCCGTAGCGGTCGCGCTCGCGGATGGTGCCGGTCATCTGGCGTGCCTTGGTTTCGTCCACGGCTTGTTCGAGCACCAGCAGGAAGTCGTTGCGGTCGTAGCCACTGTTGATCCAGACGTGGGTCAAGGCGAGCATGGTGCGCTCGGGGTTGTTGTCGTGGAAGCCGTATTCGCGGGCTGCGACGTAGCTGCGTAAGGCCGGGTCGATCTCGACGCCGTTCTCGGGGCGCCCTTTCGGATTGCTTTTGCGGATCGGATTCCGACCTATGGGTCCACCGGGCGGCCGCAGCCGCTCCGTTGTGCCGTTTGTGTGCACAGGCTGTGGATAACTTTCGATCGGGCTGCCTCCCGGGAATCCCGGTGGGTCCGGTTCTAGTTCAAGTTCTAGTTCTAGGTTCCGGTTCGAGGTTCCGGTTTCCGGCTCCCGGTTCCCGGTTAAGTGGAAATCTAGATCGTGCTCGACATTTTCTAGATCGTGTCCGACATTTTCTAGATCGTGCTGGGCCTCGAAGCCAGGCGGCGGCGGGATGACGGACGCGATCTCCTTGGCGTTCGGCGTCTGATGCTTGCCGAATGTCACGACCTGGATGTAGCGCTGCTCGCAGGCCGCGTAGCGCACGATGAAGCCGCGGTTGCCGAGCTGGTCGAGCAGGCCGTTGGCGTCGACGTCGTCGTAGGGCAGCACGGCCACCTTGATGCGCTTGGGCCGATCCTCGAGGCGGCCCTCGCGGTCAGCCAGGCACCACAGGCCCTGGAACAGCAGGCGTGCCAGCGGCTCCAGCTCGGCCAGGTCCTCGTTGGCAAAGAAGCCGGGCTTGAGCGAGCGGGTTCTCATGGCCGCGGTCCCACGAACTGCGCCCAAAACGTGACGCGATGGACATAGCGGCAGCCAGGGTGGACCGGGTAGGATTCCATCCATCCTCCGACGCCTGTGTCCCGCTCTTTGGCGGATAGGGACGCAGGCGTTGTGTGTTTAATCGGCCGAACGGCCGTCCGCGCCATCCTACCCTCGAACAGCCGTTCACGCCCGCTGGCGCCGGCATCTGTGCCGAGACTGTGTTGCGTTTGCACGTGGGCAGCTCCCCTCCTTGGCGAAGCCGCCCGATTACTCCCGAGCCTGGGTGCTGCGCCGGTTTTAGATTGCGAGCGCGAGTGCGGAGCTCTGCGTTGGACGCACGTGCAGGTAACGTCCGGTGGTGTCCAGGCGTGCGTGACCGAGCGTGGCCTGGACGACGTGGATCGGCACGCCTGCTTCCAGGGCGTGCGTCGCATGCGAATGGCGCAGCCAGTGCGGGCTGGCGTCGACGCCGAGTCGGGCCGCGGCGGCCGTCACGATACGGCGCACCTGGCGTGCGGAGAGCGGCCCATGTTTGCGCGAAAAAAACACCGCCTCTGCCGCGCTGCGGTCGCATCCAAGGGCAGCGATGTGTGCGCTGCGCTCGCCTCTGAGGGCAGCGATGTGGGGCCACAGCTCGGCTGGGAGCAGCACCACGCGCTGGCGTGAGCCCTTGCCGTGCAGCAGGACCTGGAAGCGGCCGCCGTCGCGTGCCGAAATGTCCTGCCAGCGCACCGCGCACACCTCGGCCAGACGGGCGCCGGTGGCGTACAGAAAACGCAGCAGGGTGCGGTTACGGGCATTGGGCTCGTGGTCGACCATCGCGCGGTAGGTGGTTTCCTCGAGGAAGCGGAAGCTGAGGTTGTCGTCGGCTGGTTTACGCCACGCGGCGCCGACATTGAAGGGCAAATATCCCAGGCGCACGCCGAAGCCGAGCAGCGATTTGATGCTGGCCACGATGCGGCGGCGGGTGGCCGGCGCCAGGTGCTCGAGCGCGTCATCGAAGGCGTACAGGTCGTCCAGGCGCAGTGCGCCGAGCGGCAGCGAGCAGTGCTGCTGCAGGCGGGCCAGGTCGCTGCGGTAGGCGCGCACGGTATGTGCCGGGCGGCCGTGCAGCCACAGCTCGATCAGGCGCTCGTCAGTGCTCGCGCGGGCAAGAGTGGGAAGCATTCGGATGGGTCTCCCTGGATGAACCGCCAGCAACGGGGGTCTACGACGTCCAGAACGTTGCGAACGGTATTGCAAATGCCAGCCCACGAACTGAGTAGTTGACTTCCCCCGTAGGCTGGCTCGTCAAGGGGGTAGGTCTGCGCAGTAAACGGTTGTTTAGGCAGTCCTCCCTCGGGCGCGCCAGTCGCGCTTGCGATCGCGCTCGGCGGCGCGTATGCAGTCGGGTTGGCCGCACACCGCACGCCGGCCGCGGGCGTGGCCGCGACCGCCGAGCAGGGGCAGTTCGGTGGCGCAATACGAGCAGCGCGTCAGCTCGGCGGAATAGATGCCGATGGTCACCACCTGGTCTCTGAAACGCGCCAGGAGCTGGCCCAGCGAGTAGCCCTTGGCCGGCACGACGTCGAGCGACGGCTCGCCGCGGGCATGCGCGCGCACGCGCCCGGTGACCTCAAACAGCGAGCCCACGACGAAACCCAGGACGTCCGCGTCCATAAATTCCTGCATGCCCGACTTCACCCCCTGCCATTGTCGGACACTCTGCGGGACACTGTCCATGAATGTCCCGCATGGTTATCGGCGCAGCCACCACAGCCAGCGTGCCCACCAGGTGTGGCCAGCGCACAGCCACACGCCGCGGCCCGTTGGATATAGACAGGTCCATTGCGTTCGGTGTTGCATGTGCAGTCCCACCGGGCCGTGTGCTTGCCGGCCCGCGCGGACCTGACTATACCGGGGCTCCAGGCATGCCAAAGGCGACACAAGAACCAGCTGGCGAGTGGATGCAGGTGACCGTCGAGAAGGCCAATCGGACGGGCATCTGTGTCGATGATGAGTGGCTCGACTACAGCCGCTTTTACAAGGGCCCCAAGGACCTCAGCGAAGGCTGGACGGGCCGCATTCGGGTGGATGGCAGGTGGATCATGGAGATCGAGGGCGCGGTGGTGCGCAGCTCTGCCAATGGCCGCGTGTACCCGGCTGCGCCGGCGATCGACCAGGAGCGGCTGCTGGCCGGCATTTCGCTGCTGTGCGCGGTGATCTTCTGTGGCAAGGGCGCCGGCGACGGCGACCTGGAGAGCGCGGCGACCAAGTTCCGCGAATGGATCGGCTGAATGGCTCGGCGAGCGGAGCATCGGCGCCGACCATCCTGGCCTACAAGCTGATCGAACTCGAGTCCGCGGCCAGGGCGGCTGAGGCTGCCGATAACCACCTGCGCGCCGGCCAGCTGTGGTATCAGCGCGAAGAGCTGCGCCACCAGCGCTCGCTGCTTCTGCGCGCGATCTGGCGCAGCGGCTCAATCACCCGCTCAGGGTGATGCGCGATAGCGGATCGGCTGGCGCGTTGGCGCTGGCTGCTTCTTTTTTTTGCTTGTTCTTTTTTCTTGAGATCGCAGGGCGCGGTTACGGGTCGCCTGATCGCCCCAGCCGCGCGGCGCGCCGCGCACCGGAATCTCGAGCCAGCGCCGATCGAAGGGGTCCCACACCGCCAGCCAGCCGCGCTCGGCGGCCCAGCGCACCAGGACCATGCGCCCTAACTACACGGCCGCCACAGAAACAGCGGCGTGTGCTCGCCCATCCACGCCCCGGTCACGTTGAAGCTGAAGTATTCCTCGGCCTCTTCGCGGCTCAGGCCGTCGCGCTCGACCAGGATATCCAGGCACTTGGCGGCGTCGTAGACGACCAGGTGCGGCTGCGAGCAGCGCTCGGCCAGGCCCAGGATGGCGTCCTCGAAGCCATCGGCCAGCAGCGCCTCCGGGTTGACTTCACCGATCCACTCGAGCAGCGCACTCATCGCTCGAAGGAGTGCACGAACCACACGGTGCCGCGGCGCGGGTCGGCCTGCTCGAGCAGGCTGCCGAGATGGCTAGCGCAGGCGAAGATGAGCGTGCTCGGCGCGACGGCGGCCCAATCGGCCAGGTCCTGGCACGGCTCGTGGGCGCACGGCGGGCGCGGACCCTTGAGGATGCGGTCGAGGCTGCCGAAGTCGACCTGGCCCCTGCTCACAGGATGGGCCCCGGCCGGCCATCGGCTTCGACGTCCTGGCGGTACTGGTTGATGATGGCGCGGTCGTAGCTGGCCCAGGCCCGATCGAGCTCGGTGGCCAACGCTTCGCTGACACTGATGCGCTGATCCAGGTGCATGGCGTGGAAGGCCTCGACCAGCCGCTTACGGGCGTCCAGGACGCGCTGCGTCTCGGTCATACCGGCTTCCGGGCGATCGCGTTGCGCAAGGCCAGCGCACGGGCCTCGTAGCACGGCCAGGGCAGCTTGCACAGGGCGCAGCGCACGATGCGCGTGTTCGGCTTATGCAGCATCTCCAGGTCGAGCTGGTGCTTGTCCATGTGCCGTGTTTGAGCATGCCCGCGGTGCCTTGCGAATGCAACCCCGCTACGAGGGTGTGGTGGGGAGCGCTGGAGTGGGAAGCGAAGGTGCGCTTAGACGAGGCGCGTCGGTGGCGGCCAGGTGAGCATAGGCGGGTGCAGGTCTGAGTTGTCGGCGGGGACGGGGGCGGGTCGGCGTCGTGTTGGCTCGTGAGGGCTCGGGCTGTCGGCGTGGCTGGATGGGAGACGGTCCGGGTAGCGTCGGGGCGGCGCGGGTTGTCGGTGAGCCGAAGGTGTGGGCAGGCGCGCACAGGGTAGTCGGCGTGACGCGAGCTGTGTTGCGGCGGCAAGCGGGCGATGAGGGCAGTCGGTTCGGCAAGGCTTGATCCGGATGAGCTGCGGACGGGCGAGGGATGAGTTGTCGGTGTGCCGTGGCTTGATGTGGATCAGGCGGGGGTGGGCTTGGCTGGTGCAGTCGATGGGCTGGCGGGGCGGGGGCCGGTATGTCGGATCTGGCTTGGGACGGCAGGGCAGGGCCGGCGTAGGTTGGACGGGGACTGTCGAGACGGCTGGTTTTGGCGTGGCGGGGCGTGACCAGGGTTTGACTAGTCGAGGAGTGCTGGCGAGTACGGAGCGAGACGCGGGATGGGACGGCAAGGGGCGTCGAGTGGACCTGACAATGACGAGACCAGGGGCGACCAGGGAAGCGCAGGCACGGTGAGTCGACTGGCTTGCGACGGCAGGACGCGCAGTTGGCATGGCGGGGGTAGTCGGAGCAGCGGCGGGCACAGGAATGGGTTGGCTAGTCGGGGTGTGCTGGCGAGGCGAGGGCTCGGCCTGAGCAGGGCGAGGCTTGGCCCGGGTTGTCGACTCGAGCAGGGTTGGGCGGCGCAGGGCGGGTTTGAGTGGACATGGGCCGGTTGGCGCAGTCGGTGCGGGCCGGATCGGGCGGGCAGGCGAAGGCCTTGGTTTGAGTAGTCGGTGCGAGCAGACATGGCAGGGTAAGGCGAGCGCTGGCGGGCAGTTGGCCAGGGTAGTCGGGCCGGGCGGGCTTGACGGGCTATGTCGAGGGAAGTCGGTGCGCTCAGGCGAGGGACGGACGGCGAGGGCTCGGGACGGGTGGGGTAGTCGGGCGCCGGGCAGGGTAGATAAGTCGGGGTAGAGCGTCCCGAATGCCTTTGTCAGAAGGTCAGGGTCGGGAGCGCGATCGCCGCGGCGCGGCGCTGGTGTGCTCGATGGCTTCCCACTCGAGCAGGTCAAACTTGCCGAAGCCCTGGCTACGCAGGGCGCCCAGGCCGAGCTCCTGGCTCTGGACCCAAATGTCGGCCCACCACTCGGGCTCGATCGAATCCCTGGTCACCTTGACCTCGAACTCGATCTCCGAGCGCTGCGTGTACTCGTGGTAGCCAAGCGTGCTCTTCGGCCCCTGCGGCCCGCTCGGATGCCCAATCGCCAGGTGCACGCCGTCCGGCTCGGTGCGGCCCAGCCACAGCATGTCGGGCTCGACAAACACCCGTTCCGCCAGAAACGACTTGGGCCCCTTGCGCGTGGCGCCCCACTTGTCGCCGGCGTACAGGATGTTGGTCGCCTCCTTGAGCAGCGCCTTGATCTGCCTGGACTCGATATACAAGCCGCCCTCGGGGTCCCTCTTAAAGCCGGCCGTCTCGCGCGCCTCGGCCACCTTCCTCGAGGCCTCTTCGATCTCTTCGGGGCTCATGTTCTCGCGCCAGGTGCCCTGCTCGATCATGGTGCGGCGCATCATGGTCTGGATTTCCTGGCTATCGGTGACGCCGGTCTTGGCGCGCAGCCAGCCCTCAACGACGGCCGGGTCCTTGGGCACGCCGCCCATGACCAGGTCCCTGAAAGCCAACCTGCCCCGATAGCGCCGGAAGAGGCTTGAACGCGAGTCGAAAATTCCCACGGTTCATCTCCTTCTTGATCTTCTGCGACAAGTCCACGATCTGCTCCGCGGAAAAGACCTCGCCCACCTTCTTGGTGTCATCCGGCAGCGCTGCCATCAGCCGCTCCTTGAGGATCGCCTTGAAGCCGAAGTGAAACGCCTTGCTCAGGTCGAAGTCGATCGAGTCGGACAGCTGGGAACGGGTCAGGTCCAGGAGCGGCAGGGTGCGGTTCTGCGAGGGCACGAACTCGCGCATGGCTTCGATGCGCTCGAAGATGGTGTCCTGGCGTTTGGCGGAAAGCTCGGTGATCGGCGGTGCGTCGGGGTTTCTGAGATCGAGCGTGCCGAAGAAGCCGTGGCGCGTCCGAGAAAACTGCATCCTCAACTCGAACGCCAGGATGTGGTTGAACTCGCTGACCAGGAACGTCTCGACCAGCTGCCGATCGTCGTCCGGCAGCAAGCGTGCGACGTGTGCGGCGACCTCGGCGGCGCCCAATTCGGGGTGGTCCTCGGCGGCCTCGGCGAGCAGCGCCATGATGCGCCGGCGTGGGCTCATCTCCTGAATGTCGCTCACCTCAGCCTCCGTCATGCGAAACGTCTGAGTGCCCAGGCGACCTGCTCGTCGCTGAGCGAACCGAACTCGTCGGGGTCGTTGGCGTCCTGGCCAAGCACGACGATGGTGCCGACCAGCACGCCATACTGCGCCAGGGACACGTTGGGCGGCAGCCCCTGGAGCTGGCCTTCCTCGTTACAGAGCAGCAGCAAGTCGTCGGAGTGCAGCAATTCGATGTAGCCGCCGACCGCGTGCTGCAAGGCCTCGAGCGTGTTGGGGATGATCGCCGCGCTGGGCGGCTCACCGGGTGGCTTGATAACCACGCGGATGGTCTTAGTTTTTGCGGTCATCGCTGTGTCCGAAGTGACCTTTGAAGCAATACACGTCCTCGTCGTCGTAGACGAACACGACCACGAACTCGCGCTGCGGGTCGTAGCTCTTCACACGAGACGCCGTCCACTCGTCGGGCCAGTCAAGCAGCGGATCGGCGTCCACCTCGGCCTGCGCGAAGTACAGCGCCCTGGCCATACCCGGGCGGAAGCGGCGTCCAGGATCGGCCTCGTGGAACACCAGCGCGCCGCGGCCGTACTCGGCGTAGCCGTCCAAACACGCCTTCCTGATCTGTTCCGGCACGGCGTGCATAAACAGTTCCAGCTCGCGCTGGCGCCTGGTGTGTTTTCTCGAACTCACTGCGCCGCTGCGGACGCAACACCTACGGGGTCCACAGCGCGAGTCTAGCGCACCACGTCCTGGGGCAGTCCATCGGTCCAGTTGGTGGTCACGCTGTACTCGGCGCCGAGCCGGTCCAGGTCGCGCAACAACCCGCTCACGTTGTCGATGGTGAGCGGTTTGGTGGTGCGCCACACCAGGTGGACCGTGATGCGCAAGCCGTCACCAAACGACTCGATGTTGATCGTGCCGCTGCGCAACTCCATGCCTTATCTCCCTGGTCGATCGGTGCACGTGCGCCAGTGCGAAACCGCAGTGCGTTTGCCATCGGTCACGTCGAACGGGCAAATCTTGTTGTTCGTCTTGGTCCGCCCCCACCAGATGGGCATGCGGCAGTTGACCTGGCGGCACCTGACGATGCGCGCCGACTCGTCTACTTCCTTCGCGTCCTGGTACGCCGCGGGCTCATCGCCCCGTGCCATTGCTTCATCACCTCGTGCGCCAGCTGGTAGGGATCGTGGCCGGCCAGCGCCAGGGCGCCAAAGGCCAGCTCGGCCTGCGCGTCGTAGTCGGCCGCGGAGAGCCCGGGCAGTGCCGTGTACTCGGCGCCGCGGGTGTCCCAATGGAAACCCAGGCCGAAGAAGATGACCATGCGCTCGAGCCACTCGCGTGCGCCCTGTTCGCTCATTCAACAGTCGCGCGCACGCGCTGCGCGGGCGAGACGGCCAGCTCGGCGTGGACCAGCGTGCGCGCCTGGTGCAGCAGGTGCTCGGCCAGCTGGGCGGCGTCGATGGTGCTGTCGATGGAGTCCTCGAGCGTCACTTCCGCGGCCTCCGTCCCATAGTTGCCGTCCGAGACCTGCTTGCGAAAGCTGACCCGAACGAGCCGCTCAGCCATGCGCGTTGTGCGCGATGTGCCTGGCCCACATCAGTTCGGCCGCTTTGGGATCGCGGTACGCCTTGGATCGCCAGCCACACTCGCAGACGATCCAGCCACCCCGCCCACTCTCGTACAGGATCGGCCGATGCCCACTCACCCGTGCTCCGCGCAGTACATGTGAAAGCTCCCGTCGATCGGCGGCGGCACCTTGAGGGTGCTGCTGTCCACACGTTGCGCACACGTTTCACAGCGCCAGTCGGTGCCCTGGAGCCAGGTCAGGAACGCCGCGCGGAGCCCGGTCTCCGACTCCGGGGCGCTCACCAGCCGCTCGAGCTCGGGCCTTACGTACCCCGCCGCTTTCTGCGGCTCCGCGCCCGGTAGGGCTCTTGGTCGGAGTCGGACCAGGAGTCGCTCTGTTTCGGGTGTACGTGGGCCATCCAGTCCGGTCTGCACGTAGCGCTCGAGGCTGGCCCACGCCTCCATCTGCGCCTCGATCACCGCGGCCAGGTTGTTGACCACCTGGTCGTGCGATTCCTTCTTGACCTGCGCCATCAGAAGCCTTCCGTGTTTGGCGGCTGCCACTCGAGCAAGATCGGCAGCTCGCTGATGTAGCAGTGGTCGCCCGAGTGCTGCTGCTGCCAGTCGACGTACTGCTGCGCCACCGCGCGCGAGCCGAACGCATGGATCACGTCGTACACGCCATCTTTGATGTCGATCGAGACCACATACGCCATCACGCGCGTCGTCTCCAGCTCAGCGGTCATGCGCCCGATCCCAGCCCTGCTCGAGCGTCAGCGCCAGGTGCGGCACGTCGTAGCTATCGAACGCCGTCTGCAAGCTGCGCCCGAACTGCCCAACGATGCGCTTCTGGCGCTCATCCAGACCCGGGTGGCGCCACGCCAGCTGCAGATACGCCACCAGCACGAACGCATCATACGGATCGACGTGCACCGTGATCGGTCCCAACCCGCGCAGCCTTTTGATCTCTTCGGCCATCATCTGCGCGCGCAGTTGCTCGTCCGTCGTGTACTCAGCAGTCAACGGTCTACCTCGCTTCTTGCCATTGCATTCGCTATGCTACTCCGCGTATGACCCCTGCCAAGTACGAGACCGTGCTCGACCGCGCCGCACGCCACTTCGTCACCCACAACGCCGTCCCACTGGCGATCATCGGCCAGTCACCTACAGGTGTCGTCGTGTGGACCGACAATCCGCCCGACACCGACGCCGTCATCGCCCTGCTCTACAGCGCCATCGACCACCTCGCCGGGCTGCCCACCACCAATGGCTGAGCTCAACATGCACGGCCACGCGAACACGTGGGAGGAAGAACTGGTCGAGGTCTGCCATGAGCGTGACGCCCTCCGCGCCGAGCTCGAGCGCCTGCGCGCGAGACTAGAGCAGGACGGTGCCGAGCTGGATCGGCTGGCTAGCGTCGAGGCCCGTCTCCTGGCCGAAAACCAGCGCCTCCACACCATCGTCCTCGCCGCTCGCAACCTCGACGCTCACCGCGACGAGGGCTACGCCTCCCTCGTCTCTTACCTCATCCGCCTCCACGACGCCCTCCACCCCCGCGCAGTGACACCCTAGCTGTCACACCCGACTGGTAGCTGTCCTGACAAATGACTAAATCATTTTGCAGTCGACCGAATTTACCGAATCTTCGGCGCCGAATTTAGCTCCCATCCCTCGCGCGCGCACGCACGCGCGGACTCCGTGGAACACAGCGTTAACCCTGTGTCTCTGCGCGTAGCTCTGCGTCTCTGCGCGCAGAGACCCGGAGCGTAGGCAGGCCACCCAGCCGCGGCCCGCCGCGCTGGGGCCCGGTGGCTCCCCTTGGTTTCGGGTTTGCTCAGATGTTCTTTGGTGGTGGGTCCCGCGGTGGAACGGCGCGGCGGCCCGTCCCAACACCCTCCCTTTGGCACGTGGGGCGCAGCTGGACGGTGGCGCTGTGGGCACGTCCTGGAGTGGGGGAGGGTGCTCGTTGAGACGTTGCGCTGAGATGCGGCTGAGAACGAATGGCCGATAACCCGACTTAGCGGTCGTCCACCGTCGGGTGGTGAAGTGGTTGAGACGCGCGGCGTCCCTCGCTGTTCGATGCGCGGATGACCCTCCGGGATATCCATGACGCAGGGACCCTGTGTGCCGCTGCGGAGCACGGTGCTGCGCGTGACGAGCCTGGCGGCCATGCTGCTTAGGTCCTCCTGGAGCTCTTGGCGAACGGCTGGTTTTGAATTCGGATTCCGACGCCGTGGGCTCCCCCGACTCCCGCGTCGGCCGCCTGTGGCGCAGCGTGGGGCGACCTGCGGCGCGGAGGGCACAGAGAAAGCCCGCTGCGGGGTCGCAGCGGGCTCAGAGGGCGC